NTAAGAGCAAAACTATATCATCTTCCCAATCCAATGAATCGACAGCAAGAAGAGCACCTATATTAATATCGTAATATCCCCCAATAGTTGGTTTCCAAAGTGCTATAACTCCAGTTGCACCATATCCATAATCTCTGTCGGTAATTGGGTCACCTGGTGAAGCATCCCAAGCAATACCTTCAGCTTGATTTAAATTACTCCAGCTTGGGTCATCTTCATCAAAACTGTCATGATTTCCACGGCGCACTCTAACAGCATCATCTGGAGTTGCAGCTATATATTGAACACGCAATCTCAATATTAAAGAAGTTATAACAGCATTTGGCACTGGCATAGCACCAAGATTAAAATGTAAATAAATTTGTCTTTCATCAGAGCCTGATACATTTTTTAAATATAATGATACTGAACTTCCATAATTCGTTGTGGCATTTGCTTCATCAAAATAAGTATCGTTGCTTACAATTTTATCTATTGTTTCACTCGACAATTTAACCACCCACCAATTTTCTTCTGCGTGCTTCTTCAGCAAACCAATCAAAGATTTCAGGCACATCTGCTTTTGTTATTTTTTCAGAGAAATAAAGATTGATATTATATGTGTCATGAGTTTCAACATTCCCACCCATTCCTGCCATTTGCTCAGGAGTGAATACACCTTCACCTGGATGTAAAACCGCAGCAATAGGTCTTGTTCCTGGGACAATTCCACCCTCTTGAAATCCAAAAAATCCACCAACTGCTTCACCTATTCCACCACCAATTCCACCGAGGGTTTCACCTACTGCTCCAAGTGGTTCAGTGACTTTCTTTATATTATCAATAAGCCACTTAATTGAATCTATGAGCCATTGAACACCTGATTTGATTCCTTCGAATGCACCACTTATAGCATCTCCAAACCATTCAAATGTCGCACCAATTGCGTTCACCAAATCATCCAATAAACCAAAATGGTCAAGCAATGTAATTATTCCCACAACCAATAATGCAATTGCTGCGATAATTAAACCAATTGGATTTGCTGTCATCGCAACATTAAGTGCCCATTGAGCAATTGTCCAAGCTATGATTCCAGCCACGAGCATTTTCACAATTTCAGGATGTTCACGAAGAAATTCAAGCAATGGTTTAAGAGCATCAAGGATAAATGAAATTGCAGGAAGTAATGCTTGAAGAACTGGAATAAATAAATCTCGAATTATTGGAATAATATCCTCTTTCAAGATCGGAATAAATTCTTTTAAGATTGGAATGAGTGCTTCACCAAATTCAATTTTCAAATCATCGACAGCATTTTGAAACTTTTTAAAATCCGCAGCAGCAGTGTCAGTATTTATTGCATAGGCTTCAGCCATCGCTCCTGATTGAGTCATCATTTCATCGGTAACTTTCATCATATCTTTTTGACTGCCCATGATTCCCATAATGGCTTTTCGTGCTCGAATTTCAGGAAATAATTTTGCAATAATTTCAGCCTTAGCAGTTTCACCCAATCCGTGCATATTTTCATCAAGTTCTTTAACAATTTCTACCAATGGCCTAAATTCACCTGTCACTTTTACTTCTTCATCGAATGCTGCTTTTGCCTCTTCGGAAGCAAGTTTCATAGCATTGAGAGATTCTGTCATTAGATCGGCTTGATATTGTGCTTCATTTTTGGCAAAAGATAAATCTCTCATTTCATTCTCTAAATTTTTATTTGCTTTTTCAACTGCTGATATTTGTTTTGCTTCATCGGCAAATGCTTCATTCACTTTTTTATCAATAGTTTTTGATAATTTTTCCGCATCCTTTTTTGCTTCAGTTTGTTGAATAGATAATTCTTGATACCTTATTGAAAGTGAATCATTGGCAAGTTCCAACTCTTCAACTCTTGCGATCTCTGCTGCGGTTAATTCTCTATCCTCGGCATCTGCTTTATGACGAATTTTCATTATTTCCAAGCGATGTTTTTGTTGTTTAAGTGAAACACCTTCCATTTCTTCGCCAAAAGATTTTAATGAAGCTTCTGCCAATTCATAATCCATCGTCAGTTGTCGCACTTCTGCATCTTGCGCCATAAATTCTTGTTTGGCCAATTCCATTGCTCTTTTCAAATCTTCGATGAGATTACTATTGCGCTCATGCTCAACCGATAAACCACTCAAATTACTATCATATTGTTTAATTTCAGCAGAAATAGATTCATATTCATCAGTTAAATCCTTCACTTGTTGCTCTTGTTTTTGATATTCATTATACAAACTTTTAGCTTTATCAGTTAATTCAATAACTGAGATTCCCATTTCCATAAATTTTCTAATTGTGGTGGGCTTAATCATTGCATCGTATGCTCTGCCGAGAGCAGTTGCTGCCTCTCTGGCAGTCATTCCTTTTTTTGTTAATCCAGCGAGAACAGCAAACATACTCTCCATTGATTGTCCAGCATTTTTTGCTGATGGCGCAAGTTTACCTATTACACCTGCCAACTCCTCATATCGCAATATCCCATATCTGATCGTGAGAAATTGGACATCGAAGATATGGTTCAGGTCTTCCGCTTGATACCCAAACGCATTCATAGTGGAGATTCCTGCCTTAGCAGCAGTGGCAGTTTGTGTTAGGCCAGCAGATGCTGCCTGCGCCGATAATTCAAGTGCTTCCAAAGATTCTTTGGTATCTGTTATTCCGGCTGAAAGAATATCATATAAACCAGCACCAAGCTCAGTAGCAGATTGTGGAACACGCTCAGTCATATCTCGAATAGCATCGCCAGCATCTTTTATTTGGTCTTTTGTCCAACTTACAATTGAACCCGCTTCATGCATCGTTTGTTCAAATTCAACAAAAGTGCCGATACTTTCTTTTAAAAAATTAAATGCAGCATACATTGCCATCATTTTTAACATCGGCATTATCGAGCTGATTGCTGCACCCATTCCTCTTATTCCACGGCCTGCTTTATCGAAAGCCTCTGCTCCTTTCATCATTGCTGTAAGAATGATTGCCAGTTTAATTTCTCCAGCCATGTATTATCTCCTGCTTAATTTTCCACCTCTCCGAGCACCTCTTTTGGCTTTTGCTCTCGCTTTGGCTTTATCTTGTGCTCTTTTGGTGGCTCTATGGATTATTCCTTCGACTGTCAAGAGCCTGAGACAATCACCATAATCTTCGTTTTGCCATTTGCTTGGATATCCACCAAACATTTTCAGCAAATTATACATGGTGATTGTCTTTGATATTTGTTCATATTCCATCAATGACATCGATTCTATTGCGGACTTTCCTGACTTGACAGCCTTTGTAAGTTTTTTCGTTCAGCTTGAGAAATTACTGTTTCCTTTATCCAGAGGATCGCATTTTTTGCCAGCACCAAAGATTCATCGAAATCGAGATTGTCATCAATATCGCTTTGTTTTTCGATTGGCCATGGTGCTTTCCGAAGTGTGATATATAGCGCATCAGACATCACTGAAATGATGTCTTCAAGGTTTTGGTCACCGCCAATACCCTTCATCAGCAATGCAACTTCTTCAGGAGTAAATTCACCTTCGGGAATTGCTGCCAATTCTTCAATATTTTTTAATCCTCTGACTTCCATTACTTCTTGTGCACCTTCATAATTAATGGAAGCAGTTGTCAGCTTTTTCCAAATCTTTATAATCACATCTCGATGCTTCAATTTGGGTTTTCCGAAATGATATTCACCACTTTCAAGTTTCACCATTTCTTTCTTGACCAAATCTTCATCGGATATTTTCATGGTCACTTTTGCATCGGAAACAGCTTCAGTTTTTCCTTTCAAGCTCACGATTCTTTTTGGTTTTTCTTCAACCACTACATTTTTGCTTTCGTCCAATTTCTCACATCCTTTCAAATTTTTCCGCCACTACGATAAGACAATATCGGTGAATCCTGCATTCAACGATTCACTCACCAAATCTTCATCTGATGTCGGTGGCGGTGTCATTTCCCAATAACCCTTATCGAGAGTTATGACATCAGTGCCAATGGTGAGTTTCATATCAAAGTATTCGTTGTCGATAATTCTTTGCCATTCAGCTTTGTCTTTGAAATCCTTTTTCAAATCCAATTCGATGCCGACAACATTTTCAGCAAATTCTCTGGCCACTTGTCCAACGATTCCTGGATTGATTCCGAATCTGGGTGAAAGATTTCTGCTCACTGTCAGATTCAATTCTTCAACACCCCATAGGGTGATGGTATTCGGTGAGCCATCTGGGTCTTCAATCAGTTCAATGGTGCAATCGTGAAACATTAGCATCGTTTGTGTTATTGCAGCAGGATCGCCATACATCGTAAAATCGGCATAAAGTGTGGTAGATGGCGATGTATAGGTTTTGTTGGTATTGAGATTCAGATATTGTGCCAACAGTTCTTCAGTTATCATCACTGGTTCACCCATAGCAAGTTTCAAGGATAAGCTGTTCATTTTACACATGTTCAAAGCTCCACGCACTTCACTTGCGGTGGCAGTTGTTCTTTTCCAAGCCACTTCAATAGTTCTGGTATGTATATGTGGCGCAAAAGTTGTTGCGTTACCGAGGATATATTCAAATGCATCACCAATATCCACTGGTGCATATTCCACGGAAACACCACCCTGGTATCTGCCTTGTTCGTTCTGAGTTAATTTGTAATTGCCAATTCCAAATCTTTTCACCCTTTCGAAATCCCATCCATCGAGATTCACATTGGCCAACACACCAAATGCGGTTAATAATTCGGTTGAAGTTGTTTGGTCTGGTGGCTGGCCTGCGGTTGTTTCTGAAACCCATCCAGCAAGACCTTCGAAGCTGGCAAAGACTTCATTAAATTCCACCATTTTTCATCACCCCTTCGATGGTGCTTTTTTCTTGCCCTTTTTGGGCTTTTCGGTCACACTCTCTTTCTCTTCAGGTGTCGTCGGATATAATTCTTTTTTCAGTTCACCAATTTCTTTTTTGAACCGAGACAATCTACCCTGAAGATGCTTTTTGGCATCTTTGTTGAGTTCAGGATTGTCCAGCTTTTGCTGTGCGGATGCCACGCCATTCTCTAATAGGCTCAATCGCCTTTTCTTGTCTTTTTCCATTTGCGGGTTCAATTTTTTCACCTCACTATACCATATCAATCTTTAATAATAAATCAATCGTCATATCTGTAAGCATAAACCAATTTCCACCCTCGGCAGTGAAATCAAAATCTAAGCTTGATACTTTTGAATTTTGAACACCATCACTACATGCTCCATCCCATCGCCGATTGCCTTCAACTAACCATGTTAGTTCTTCTGCCCAATAATACAAATCGAGAGTTTGGTCATCTTTATCACTATCCCAAATCTGTTTATAAAATACCACTCGAATTGAAACAGTGCCCATAATATTATTTGGAAATGAACTCCAATTAATATCATGAGATTTCACATAATAAAAATAGCAAGGAAAATGACCCAATGGAATACTTTTTCTGGGCTGTGGAAATCTCTTTCTGAAATTTTTTCCCTGGTCTTTTGTTCCAATGGTGAATACTTCATCGCCATCACTATCTGTATAAGCATCCATCAATTCAAGGAGTTTATCAAGAAGTGGTTTGAATAGTATCGATGTTACTGCCATTTTATCTCCTCACTATTTCTTCTGCCCATTGTTTTTGTATTTTTTTGATTTCTTTCTCATCTTCCTTATGAATCCCCAAAAATGGTCTTGCAGGAAGTCCACGATCTGGATTTCCAAACTGATGAACTGGAGCGTGTATCAATGATGTTCCAAATACCAACTTAACATCACTCACATCACGAATAGCTCCAACACCTTTTCCTGTTACTGAACCAAAAAGTTGTCTGGTATCTTGAAGCGTTTTTCCACCTTCAGTTTCAGCTCTTTGCGAAGGCTTCCAACCCACTGGTCTGCCTTCCATCTTAAAAGTTTTTCCTGTCGATTGCTCCAAATAGATCGCAATGCGCTGAAATAATTTTTTTCTCTGTTTTAATTTACCTTTTGCTCTTTTGAGCCGTGCTAATGCTACTTTATCGCCAGTGATTTGAATCTTTATTCCATCTTTCAATCTTCATCCTCTCCAACAAATGTTTCACCATCTGAATACCAATCTTCCATATCTTTGGGTCTATCCAAACTGAAAACTGCTTTTTTATCGGTTGTTTTTAATGCCTCACCACTTTCAGCTGAATCTGGTTCAATTATTTCCCCACTTGAATCAAGGATTGCTTCTTCACCTTCACAAATTTTTTCCAATTGCTTTCTTGCACTGTTAATCCACAATTGTCCTTGCTTTGTTTCATTCGGTGATTCTCCTGTAAATTGGCTTCGAAGCGCATATCCAGAAGCTAATTTGCAACAAAGCACTTGAACTTTTTTTGGAGTGAGTGTATTGGTTGTCCAATCTTCAGTGGGGTATCCGGCAGATTTAAGCCTTGCCTCAATTTCGGCCTGCGCCATTCCAATAATTTTTTCACATTGATTATCCGGCAATGCAACTGAATCTAAATTAGTTAAATCCCAGACATCATTTTTGTCGCAATACCATCCTTCTTCAATTGCCATCTTTTCACTCTCCATTAAGTGCTCGGTAATTCTCTCAAGACTTCGATTTGTAATCCATCAGCAGTGACCCTCGATGAAGCAAAAGTCACCACTATCGAAGCATCATAAATTGTTTCCTCATCAAAATCGCCATTTGCAACAGTATATTTACAAATCCCATTAGTTGCAGGTGGCACCACTTGGCAATCTACCACCTTATGTGCTGTATCAACTTTGACCTTTGCGATCCTCAGCTTTATTGAGGTTTGATTGGTCAAATCCAATGCATTCCCATTCGCTTGCGTCAAGGTAAATGTTAAATTATACCCATAGTCACCCACAATAACTTGCCTTTTCATGTTATCGCCTCAATATATATTCTTGGATTTGCTAACTCAGCTGTAATCGGATAATAACCTGTATCCATCGTAACATATATTTTTGGATTTGCGAGAGACACTGAAATTGGTTCTTCAAATAGAACCAATATAAATATAGTCAATACTCCACTCAACAATGATTGCCCTACCAAAGAACCAATGAGTTTCATATCGAGTTTAAGCAATCCTGATAAAGATGAAATTGAATCAATGCTACCAATAATTTTTATGGTTAAATTGATAATACCTGAAACTGCGGAAGTGGCAGAAATAATCCCAGAAAACTTTTGTGCTAATTTTATAATACCTGAAACTCCAGCAATTGCATCAATTGTGCCAGTAAAACTATAAGTTCTTTTGAGAATACCTGACAAACCAGATAAGCCATCCAAATCTCCAATGATTTCCATTGTAGTTGAAAGCAAAATGTTAAGCAATTCTGATTGTCCAGCTGTGCTTCCGATTAATTTTTGAGTGAGATATAATAATCGATTATCTGCCACAACAGATTGTCCGTCAATTGTTCCTGTAATGCTAAGGAATTTTTGTAATGCACCAGATAATCCTGAGCTGGAATCAAGAGTGCCAATTAAATCCATTTCAAGGCTCATAAGAATGTTAGTTAAATCTGCCGTGCTATCAATAGTTCCAATTAATTTCAAAGATAATTCCACAATCCCATCTACCTCTGATGTTGCTGGAATATTCCCAATCAATTCCATAGTTGTTTTCATAAGAGCATCAGGCAAATCTGAAAGCGCATCGCAAGTGCCTATCATTTCCACGATTGCAGTGACGGTTAAAACTCCATCCGCAGTTGCTGCTGCCACAATATCTTCAGCACCAAGCTTCATCGTTAATGATAAAAGCAAATCAGTTAATCCGCCAGTGCCATCAATATTCCCTATCAAACCCATTGCAATTTCCATAGGAATATTTTCAAGAACTGATTGCCCTGCAATATCTTCAGGAAGCATTTTCATTATTGAACTCATAAGAGTATCAGGCACATCTGAAGTTGCATCAAGTGAGCCTATCAAAAGTTTCAAGAAAGTTATAACACCATCTAATGTGGATTGCCCAACTATATCAGCAGGAGATAATTTCATGGTCATTGATAAAAGTAAATTTGTAAGATCGGCTATACCATCGATAGTGCCAAATAATTTCATTATGGGAATTTCGAGTGGCACATTACCAAGAACTGATTGACCTATAATATCTTCAGGTAATATTTTCATAGTCAACTTCATATTCAAGGATAACACTGAAGATGCACCAACAATATCTGCCGGATTTAATTTCATTGTTTGACTTAATAGCAAATCTGTAAGTCCAGCTTGACCATCAATAGTAGCAATTCCAAAATCAAATGATTTGCTCAATAAAATATTGGTTAGATCGGATTGACCTGGAATATCCTGCGCTCCCAATTTCATCGTTGTGCTTAAGAGGATATTCGTTAAAGTTGAAGTTGCAGCGAGTGAACCAGCAAGTTCTTGAATTTGTCCAGCAGCAGGATGAACAGCCACTGTCCAAGAACACCAAGTATCACCTGTGTCGATTGTGATTGATGCTGGATTTTTGGATGCAACATTTTCTTCTCGTGTAGATACTGCACAAGAACAACCTTGATTAGTTCCATTTGAAGAATATAATCGATTATCGGCAAAATTAGGATTCCAAGCACTCACCGTTCTATCATAATCCCAACCACTTGCATGTATCCACATATAGTCTTTCGCCCCACCCGTGGGCGTGAGTATTGTTGGGTCAGGATAAGCATCTGAAGCTTCTGCTACCGTCGATAATTCTGGTGCTTGAGTTGCTGGGTCTATATGTCCAGTAATTCGGAAACAAATATGAGAAGATGGTTCACTCTCGCTTGTCGTTACGGTGATTGATGAGCCTTCAGTTCCAACTGCTTTTTTGTAAGCGATAGCGAAAAAATTTGCTGTTCCATTGGATTCTGAACCTAATTCCGTGAATCCATCCCAATCCGTAACGGTATTATCACCATCTGTCGCAAAGAATATTATCAAAAGGTCATCCGCAGAGATATTTGGCGCAAGAGACACTGTATGACTTGTTCCAGCAGCACCTGTCGATGTATTAGTATCTGCGACAACTGCTCCACCCCATGGCGGTGGCGGAAATGGGTCTTCAATTATCACCAAGGTTCTTTCATAACAATCTCTCGAATCCGTTGAACTGCCTTGCCAATATGCTTGAATATCATCAGTTCCACTTGCGACAGTAACACGGCCTGTTGTAAATACTGGACGCTCACAATTATCGAGAGAATCTTCATGGAAATGATATCTTTGAGTATCTGTTTCCTTCACTCCACCATTATAAATTGAATAAGTTGCCCCAGCACCAGGTGCACCCAAGCTTCCATAAAATTGAGTGCCTGAGAATATCGCCAAATAAGTTGCTGCTCCTGGGTCACTAATTAACATATCATCGATTTGCTTATCAGTTGTAGTGGTATCATTGTCGGTAACAGTGCCCGTGGCTTGGGATATATCGCCTGAATCTACCTCGAGCAAAATCATATTTCGTTCATAACAAGTTTGTGTTCCACTGCCTGATATTCTTGCCCACTCAATTTCTACCACTTGCGATCCATTTGGCGAAATAGATGCAGCGATTAATACTGGATAAGTGGTAGGATTGGCTGAACTTTCACATCTCAATTGCCTCTCGGTATGAGCAACAGGACTGCCACCCACACTTAATCGAAATCCAACAGTTTCATCATCTGGTGTAGCAGCATATGCGGTAAAAACTAAAAGATAATTTCCCGCAGGTGGGGTTTCAGTCATATTATCGAGAGTTGCCCAAGTTGCCGAAGCAATTGTATCACTGACGGTGTCAGCATCTTGAATGCTTGTTGTATTCTCTTTTACGGTGTTCAATTCTCTCTCAGTCCCTGTCATGCTTCCACCAGAAATTTGGTATCTAACATCCACCACTTGTCCCGCAGTGGGCGATACTAATGCGCTTGTTACAATCGGACAAAACATATTTGGAACTGAACTATTGGCCTGAATTTTCCTTACGCTATGAGCTTGTTGGACATCATTAACATAAATAGCCACGGATAAAATTTCACTGCCAGGAGATGATGCAAACTGAACTTCCATTGAAAAAATAGCAAGAAAATCACCAGCTCCAGGGGTAACTTGCATACTATCTATTAATGTCCAACCTGATTGGTCAAGAGTTGTGCTTCCACTTGCAAATGCTCTTTCAATAGTCATTCAATCTCCACTTATTTTTGTTATTGCTTTTAAATTAATCGACATTGGGCGCATTCCCATTCATCAAGGATTTCTCGATTAATCCAGCGTTATGTCCAGATCGCCTGCTGCGAATTTTGCCGTGTCGCCATTCTGGATTTGTTTGCTTGGAGATATTGACCCATGTGCCATGAAATTTCCACCAGTGCCTGCATCGAATATCGCAAAATGCGTTATTGTGCCCCATGTGCCCGTGGCTTCTGGGAAAGTAATATCGCTTGCATTATCGATTGCTCCACCATTAGCAGTTGCGTTGTTCCAAGTTGCTCCATTCGTAGTCACTCTGGTATATCCATTTCCTGAAGGCTCAGCTATTGAACCACCAGTATCTGTTGGGTCAGCTGTTGATAAAGCAATAAATGCTGTGGGCAAAGAATATGTCACTTTTCCCACAATATGCTCCAGCAATGCCTCTTCCAGATAGTTTCCAAAGCTTCCCATTTTTGTTCACCTCTCTACATCAATATCGTATAACCCCAATGCGATAGAAATCCTGCAACAAAGAATCCTATACACAAGAGGATTATTTTTTTGTTTCCTTTCACTTTGATAGTGAAATCAGCTTTTCCATTTTTATCGATGTCCACACCCACTTCAACTTTGTGTTCTTCATTTCCTTCCATTTTCTCACATCCATTTATTCGTTGTTTTCGTTGTCATATTCACAATTTCGTTATGAAGCGATAGTCATTACAAGCCCTATCAGAGCAATTGCCACTATCACAACGAATCCAATGATAAGAGCGAAATTCATCTTACCTCTTGATTCGTTTTTGCCCACTTGGGTTATCAAACCACCTTTATCATCACTTCCGTGAAGAATTTTTTTAACTCCAGTTTGTTCTTCACAAACAGCATCAATTCCATCAGCATTTCCATCGACAGCTTGAGCTACACGCTCAATTCCCTCTTCCATTGTAATTTTGCCTCTTCGAATATCACCGATCTTAATCCCAGTTCGATAACCCTTACCCAATCACATCACCTGCTTCGGGTTTCAAGTTCCAAATCCACATCTGCATCGCCAGTGATACCATGAATCAAACACCAACCCATTCTTTCGTTATCGTGGTCAAGTCCATTCGTGGCATCAATAACTTCGCCATCCTCAGCCAAAGAATTGCGATGAAAGTGTGCTTCAGTTCCAGCATTGTTTGCAATTGCAGCTTTGAAAGCACCCGCAATCTTTCCATGAAGATTTTCCAGGTCAAGGATTTTTGCATTGGTCAAACAACCTGCATCTGTTCTTACAAAATCCCAGAGCCACAAAATCAATTCGCCTGAGCCATCATATACAATTCGGATATATCGCACCGCTGATAATGTTGGTGTTGAAGTATCGATATTTACAAATTGTGGCTTGCGAGCAGTTGTGAATGCTGGCACAGTAAAATCTGCATTGGTGATTAAGACATTGCTTCCATCTCTGAGTTCAAGGTCAAACTGAGTATCAGCAAATGCTGCAATTGCCCTCATAAAAAATGTGAGGTTATCATCTTCAGCATTTCCTGCTGTCCAATCTTGTGCGCTTCCCAAATCGATCTCAAGATAATCTCCTGTGGTTTTAAATTTCACTTGTAATACAGTTTGTCGATGTCTTCCTGCTCCACCAAGGGCTTCATCCAAAACCATCTCAGCATCACCACTCACGGATAAACCACTCAAAGAATTGAGCCGATTGACCGTGGTGTGATTCACTCCTTGGAGATTGAGGTTTGCTTCATCGTGATTCACAAGCACAGGCAAAGATTCCATCATTTGCGAGATTGCTGCTTCTTCATAGTCTACCATTTCGTTCACCCCTCAACAATTTTATAGATTTTTTTTCTATCAAGCCCTTCACCGTTGATGGTAACTTGTTTCTGTCTCAATTCGCTCACTTTGATTAAGAGTGGATATGGGCTGTTCACTACTTGAAGCAATCCACTCATCAATGCCTCTTTCACTTCACGAGTTTTTTGGATCGTGGGATATTCAAGGTCACGAAAATCCTTGTTAGTAGGCTGAGGCTCAATAGGTTTTGGTTTTTCCGGTTGAGATTTCAACAGTTGAAGTTCCACTTCATCTTCGACTTTTGCTTTTTTCATTTTTCCTTTTTTTGATTTTGTTTTCTTTCCTTTTTTCTTTTTTCTTTTGTCCAATTTCTTCACCTCTTTTTCTTCGATGATTATTATGATATTAAATAGTGATGGGACAAAGCCCATCATTTTAATTTAGCCTTCAAGCTCTCTCAGTCTTTTCTCGTGGTCATTTAATTGGTCTTGCACGCTCATTTTTTTCTCCACAGGTTCAGGTGTTGGTTCTGGCTCAGGTTCAGGTTTTACTTTCTTTTTGGTGGTTTTCTTTTTGGTGGTTTTCTTCTTAGCAGGCATCAGTTCACCTCACCTTATGCGGTGTATTCCTCACCCACGACACCGATTAGTGCCATGAAGTGGTCATATTGTGCTGCTGCTGCTTCCAATGCCTTAGCAAATATCTGGTCATCAGTTGTATCTGCTCCACCGTCATCCACCAAATCTGTCGTGCCTGCCGATTCGCAACCTTCGCCAGCAGCCATTGCTTCATTTGCCTGTAATGTGCTTATTCCCCAAACAAGCACATACGCTGTTCCACCAGTTCCACTATTACAGAATTTGCCGATGGCCACTTTTGAGTTGTCGGTCACTGCTTGAACTGTGCCTATTACTGGGTCAGCAATCTCTGCGATGTTTCCCCTGACGAAAGTGCCAGTTGCAGGAAAAGCTCTGATAACTCCACCTGTTCTAACTGGATATCCAGCTGAGACTTGATACAATTCGATGTGGTCAATGAACAAAGCCTTTGCATTTTCACCCTCAGTCACTCCTTTGATGAAGCGGATTGTTTTGACGGTATTCAATACTCTTCCTGTTTCGAGGGTAACATCTGCCAATGCCACCTCGATATAGTGGACAACTCCTTGTGCACGGAATGCCGGACATGTGTATGTTCCAAGCAGATTTCCATCAGCATCGTAAAATTCGATGGTCACATCTCCAACTGCATCATAGTTTGTGTTGTCTGTTTCATCATGAATTGCCCAAAATCCCATGAAGTTCCATTTCGCCAGATTCTTTGCTGCTGCAATTGTTAAAACTCCAGCAGAATTTAAGCTTGTATTAGCCCATGCGATCTTAATCGCATTTGTGCCTGTTCTATTGTTTGTTGCACCAGCAGTTATAGTAGGTTCATTGCCAGATACTGGTGCATAGCCTGACCATTCAGTGTTGTTTTCACAGTCATCGAGCACTTCAGATTCAACAACCACTCTTCCAGCCACACCGTCAACACCTTTGAGATATTCACTCAAAGTGCGCTCATAATTCCAGTCACTTACGCTCTGCATTGCCTCACCTCACAATAATGAGGAGAAACAAAAGTGTCTATGTGGACACTCCTGTTATCTCATATATTCGGTGGCTTGGCGATGTTGCAACTGGGCTGGAAATACGAATGTCTGGATAAACCAAAGTGGCCAATCCTCTCCATTGGACAAACTTGTCACCAAAGTTGAACTCACGAGCAGTTTCTGATAACGGCACTTTTGCAGCTCTTGCAGCAGCAGGATTGAATTCATAGTGCTCACCCAGCATTGCGCCAGGTGCAACTATGAATGCGCTTGTGCTTAAGACATCCATGCTTGTTCCATCGTTGGTTGTCATCGTTGTTCCATCAGGCCTCTTGGGTGGTCTGTAAGGCACAAATGCCTGGTCACTCAGTTCGAATGTGCCCTTGAGATATTTCTTCAGGTTTGTGACGATGTTTTCAAACATATTCCTTCTCAGGAATACCCCAAAGAGTTTTGCTGGATAAAAGATTTTTACATTTGGAACATCAGCCAGACTTATCGCTGTGCTCACTAATTTTTGGAAGCCATTTATGATGTCCAAATCAGGTTTTGCCAGCTCTTCATCCCAAGTGTATCCACCCTCGGTGGCAACTTGATATCCAGTGCTATCAATGTAAGCCTTGAGTGCAGCAAGGATATTATAATCTTTGCACGCACCAAAGAACTCAGAACCAGATTGAATCTGGAATTGAGTCAGTTTGGGTCTGTTCTTAATTCTTGTTCTCAGCTTTGATGCATCAGGGATTATGTAGCCATAATCCATCCAATCGATGGTGGCAGAAAGCTCAATATCCTTGAGCGCAGTGCCCTCAAACTTGGATTTGAAAGGCACACCATATCTTCCCTGGTCACCAACAGTGATTCCACTTTTCACCAATTCAAAATCGGTGAATTCACCAGGCAATAGCTTATCCGCACCAGAAAGAAAAACTGATTTGTCATAAATCAGTTTATCGTAGAAATCTGCCGGAAAGCCCAACACACCTTGTATTGCGGGTTTTACCATTTTTTTCACACTCCTTATGATGTCACATTTTTGCCTGCGATGTCCAATGCTACGGGCACCATATCGCCCTGGACATAGGTGGTTGCATAGGGTATCATTGCCCTGCCTATGATTGTGCCTGTGGTTGGATCGGTTGGTGTTGCATAGCCATCCACATCATCGCTGACATACACCAACCCCCAGGGCTGATATGTGCCTGCTTTGGTGAGAACCATGCGTGTGCCTTCGTTCCATACCAAACAAAGGTCACCACTTTTTGCTGAACCATCAGCATTTTTGCTTGTTTCTGCACCCACTGCAATGGCCTCATCTGCTTTCGCAGTTACCTTGGTCAGCTTTGCAGTTGCAACTTTGTAGAGCATTCCTTCAATGCACTGCTCGGCAGTGGCCATCACAGCGGTGAGTGGTGTGTCCGCATCAGGGATGTTCCCACTCATTTCTTTTCACCCCCACCAGACTTCACACCCTTGACCAGCTCTTCATAGCTCACATTATACATTTCTTTCGCAAGGGCATCTGCTTTTGCATCAGGCATTAAGCCATCTGCTCCAAGCTCTTTCTCCGCTTCCTCTCTGCCCTGTTCCTCACCTACTGGAACAGCTTTGGCTTTTGTCTCAAGGACATTGAGAAGCTTTGTTTGTCCTTCTTCATCCGCAGCCTTCAACAGATTCAGCGTGTCCTCTTTCTTGGAAGCCTCGATCTGGCCATTCTTGACCAGTTCTTCAACTTTGACTTCCAATTGCTTCTCTTTTTCCTGCTGGAGCAGCACCTCAGCATCTTTCTTTGCCTTTTCTGCCTCTTCTTTTGCAGTGTCGGCATCCTTTTTTTCTTTAAGAGCTGCATCCAGCGCATCGCTCTTTTCCTTGACGGCAGATTCATTGGTTTCCAGCTCTTCTGTTTTGGTTTTCAGCTCAGCCTGTGCTGTTTCCAGCTCAGCTTTTGATGTTTCCAGTTCTTTGGCCTTTGCTTCCAACTCTTCTTTGGCTTTTGCCAAATCCTCTTCCATCTTTTTTTGTTCTTTCTCATCCATGTTTGTTGCCTCCACAGTGCTGCTTCCAGCACTTTTTATCGTGGATTCTGATTTTATCATCTTTGTAATCTTGAAATCTCGATAACCTTTTGGCAAACTTTTTGCCCTTCCGTGATTTATTCCTTCATCTGTAATGCTTTTTCCAACTTTGAACATTCGATATATTCCTTCATAAAAAAAATCTAACAAGAATTTATCTGTTGGTTTGCTTTCACTGACTATCACATCTTCCCAATACCAATATTTTTCGGCATCATTTTGTCGAAAAACCAGCCACGCAGTATCACCAACCTTTGCAGGATGCTCATTAAGCAAATCCTGAAAGCTACTCTTATCCATTATCACAATTTTTGAATCATCTTCTGTCATTTTTTTCCCCTCTGCAACAAATTCGGATATCTCTTTTGTCCATTCTGTTTCATATTCGGTATAATCCTCAGCTTTTCCTACAACTCCACTTAGCAAGGATTCATCTATTGGCAATGCTTCTGCCTCTTTATCTGCTGCATCTGCCTTCGGTAAATATCCAAGATGATGAAATTCAATTCTATCCGATACTCTTATATTGCCTTCCTTATGGAATTTGTGTTTATATCCCACTGATACATGCGTTATTAAGAGCTTTCCATTCTTTTTTCGCTCTTTTATGAGTTCAACGATCTGCTTTCTCCAAACTTTCACCACAACTTCAGCCAATTTTTTTGCTTTGTTATACCAGGCCTTCACTACACGGCCAATAATATCAAAGTTGGATAATTTTTTTTCAGGCCATTCGCTATGCCAATCAACAAAAGGTTTATCTTCGAGGGTTTTTATGTCTCTTTCCAATATCTTTTCTGGGAATCTATGCTTATTGGATTCTTTTGTTGTCACAGCTTTAAAATGAAGATATGCTACCTCTCTTCCATTCTCTTCCTTCACATAGCATGCATATTTATCACATTTAAATTTGGTTATTATCTTTGCTCCATATTCCATTTGCAATTGATTGGCACCATTCGAAAGAGTAATACCTTCATAACCTTTAACATTGCCAGATGTGTTGCTATTCCAATTTGCATCTCCATTAATTATAATTTTGGCTTCATTTTCTATCTCAAAGATTATAATGCCATCCTCTTCAAGACATCCACATTCAAACTCACCCTCTTGAATCTCGAAGCCCAATGTTTTTAGATCGCACTCTTCCCAATTACCTTCCACAAAAATATCCCAAGCCTTTTTGCCTTTCTTTTTCCAGTTTTTGTTAAACCAAGCTCTGGCTTTGGCAACAGTAGGAAATCGGCTTTTAGCAAAACGAAGTGCTTGATTCATCCAATTGTCGGTGCTTCCTTTTTTCAAGCACACAAGCAATGATACTCCACTGGTTATTTCTCTTCTGCCATATTTCTTTCCACACAGATTGGGACTGGCCAATCTATAACGAATTTCTGTCCAATCTGGCTTTGTTTCGAATCCTGGCATTTACAACACTCCCATTAATGTTGAAAATCCCTCTTGGGGATTATTGGTCAAACTTTCTTCATCAAAATTTGGCTCAACATCAGTATCCATGTAAGTCACTGGCAGCCAAGTGCTTCGGCATTGGAAATGATTTGGTGGTGTGTATCGTTCTACCGCAGGGTCATTAATATTGAATACAGTGGTATCCATTTCTGAACAGAATGGAGTTGTGCGCCTGTCGATTACTGCCGAATATTCTACAGCCTTAACGAAATCTTTGTTAGCTTTATAAAATCCGATCCTGCCTGCATTATAAGCATAATTTGCATTTGTCCTCGCAATCGTTTGAATTCTGGCAGCACTATACATGCGTCCAAATTCAACTTTCAATTCTTTTCTGATTCTTTTTAAATCCATCCCTTCATTCAATCCTTGAAGCACTACATCTCTTGTCTTTTTCCAAATGTTATATTGCATATCAGTGGCAATGTTTCCACCTTTTGCTAATATTAAATTCATTCTCTGTGCCATATTTTGTTCAATATAATTTAATGCACCCAATCTGGCTTCGACATCGAATGCCCCAGTCATTCCCATCTCCATCAGATTGGATGCTTCCGTGGTCACGGTTTCAGAGGTGAGAGATGTAAAATAATCATTCAAGGATTTTTGAAGGGCTTTAATTGGCACAGGTTTGACTTTGAATACCAACTTCATATCAAATGGTGGTGGCATTTCATCCAAAGCTTTTGCACCCTCTTCGGTTAATCCTACTTTGCTCATTTCAGCAAATACCAAATCTGGCATTCCATCTAACCACTCTGCTAAAATGTTATATAATTCATTTTCTTTTCTATCCAAGAATCGTTCCATTGATACTGTGTCCATTTCTTCTTTGTATAAAGTATCTTGAGGTTCATTCATTCTGGGATGTGCACTTATCGGCGAATCTTCACCACGCTCCCTGGGCAGTCTTTGTTTGGCCTCTTGCGGTTGATAAGGTGCTTCTGGTTTTGTTTTTTCTGGCGGTGCAGTTTGTGGAATGTTTGGCACTCCAAATGTGGGCTTTGTGCCCTCTGGTTCACCTGATGGAAGCTTTGCAGCTTCCAATAACAAATCTAAAACTTCAGGGTCAGCATCAGGCAATGTCATATAATCTCTTATCCATTTCTCAGTGGGATGAATCACTTTTGCCCTCACCAATAATTCTACTGCTTGTGCCATTTTCATCAAATCGTATTGAGTTAAAGGCTTGAATTTGAATTTTGGATATGCCTCGATCTCACTCTCAGGGAAATTGTAATCAATGATTTGTTTTGTTAAAGAATTGACTAAAAACTCTATATCTTCTTGAATATTTTTTATGCGCCATCCAAAAGCCTTCATCATTTCGCTTCCCAAAGCCTTTGAACCCTTGGGTGGTGGATTGAGTATTACTGATGGCACTATAAATGAAAGCATTATCATTCTATCGCAATAATTTATGAGCTTTTCGAATTGTTCACCCTCATGTTTGGTCTCAAGGATTTCTGCTTCATCCTCTTTTTCGATAACCAAATCTGTTTTGGTCATAATTTCCTTTAACGCATTTCTAAAAGCACTCATTCTCGCTGAGCGTGTTTTCCCTAAAACAAACGGTGAACCATATCTTTCTATGAAAATTGACCAAAATTTCAGCACAAAATCCTTGATATACCAGTATTTATAACAAGGTTTTAGATCGCTTGCACCGTATTTATTGCCAAATTCTTTGTGATAACTCCAAATTAAGAGCCTATCAAGAGGCAAAGTTATGTGTTCTGACCCTCGAAAAACAGTTGTATTGAATACATCATAATCAAATTGCCATATTTCTTTCATATTTCCCAAATTATCGCTATAAAATTTAATAGTTTCAGGTGGTAATGTTTTCAATTTTTTAGGCCAATGCATTTTTAATTTTTGATGATAATCCCAGACAATCTCTGTTACCGAAAATCCTGCCCAAATAGCACTGGCAAATTCACGCAAAGCCATTACCAAACCACCCCTAACATGCGGTGTTTGATTTACTTCATTCAACATGGCTTTAACTACATTTTTTTGCTCTTCTGCTTTATCGATATCTTTTCCTTCGTGATTCCATTCCCAACCTTTTGCCAGGACTGCCATAATTAAAAAATTCCAAGATGCAGACACTTGAGAATCTTCGTGAATCATCTTTCGAAAAGTGCCAATCGAAATTGTTTCAGGATTATAATCACCCAAAAGTTCCATTACCACGCCAACATAGTCTGGCCTAATCTCACCATATTCACCATAATTAGGCACATCTTCATTGGCATTAACATTACTGCCTTTTTCAGTATCTTGCATTCGGGAAACTCTATAAATATTTAAAATACTTTAATGTTATTGGTTTGCATCTTTAATTTTTTAATATCAATGTTAAACCCAAAAAAGTTTATACCCCTACGGGGTATAAAGAAATCATTAATTGTTAATTAAAAAAGTTAATGTTAAAAGTTAATTTTTAGAGTTGATTATAAGGTTTATTATCACCCAATGGGATGCTTTCTGAATCCATTTTTCCATCTGCTATACTCAATCCACTTGCAATTCCCAAGGATTCACCAGATTCATAAACAATATCTCCTGCTTCAATTTCTTCATACATTGCGAGTGCTGCCATCATATTTGCGGTAACATAATCATCGTGTTCACCTTTCGGATGGTGAAATGAATAACGGCCTGATGGTGTTTTCTTTCTTTCATAATTCATCATCTCACCTGCTTGAAGTTCATGCTCCAATAACCACAGCGCATCCTCTTCCATCATTTTTGTTAGCTTATCCACTGCATCTTGTTTTTGTTGGATGTCTGGAATTATTGGCCTCACATCAAAAGGCTTCAATAAATCTACAACCACATCACCAACATTAAGTCTATCAGCATATACATGTCCTTTCAAGTGATACCTTTCAATAATTTTGCCCAATTCTCTAATCACAACATCCCAATCTTCATTGCGCCATTCATAAATATCTGCTTGAATAAATACAAGTTTGTCTTTTACTTTTTCCAACTTAAAAATGCTGAGCACCGTGGCATCCTCATGCTTACCCAAATCCAATCCGGCATAATAGGTTTGAAGGTCAATATAATTTTCTGCTTTTAAATCTTTTTTGATAGCTCTTTTCAAAACATCAAAATCGAATGCCATGCCAACATCTGTTTGGAATATACAATTGAATTCCTGGTCAAAATCTGCTTTGGGCATTTTCCTTCGCATCCTTGCAACATAAGCCTTATCCATAAAATAACATTCAGTATGTTTTTGATAAATGATTTGAATATCATTTTTGTTCACTGGAAGGGTGTGACGATAAAAATGATTGCGCCCTTTGGGTGTGCCAGCTTCTACGATCTTTGCACCTGTAGTTGAGCCACTGGGTAAAATATCTTGCCAATATTTTTTCTCAGTAAGGTCTTGGGATTCATCGATGACAATGATTGCAGGGCTATGTCCTCGGATATGAGCCTGCTCAGATGCGGAAAAGACTTGAATGGTATTGCCATTATTAAATGCCAGGTATCCACCTCGCCATCTTGTTTCCCCTTCGTTTACAAATGCTAAAATCATTGGATTATTTTTAGTAAAAAGTTTAATTTTATCAAAGATTATAAAAGCTTGTTCTTCAATTGGAGCGAAGATGTGAATGTGAAGATGGCCATCATCAGTTTTGTATTCTTTATTATCCCAAAGACATTTCCATAAGCACCAGATCGCAAGAGCTGTAGATTTGCCACTTTGCCGAGCAAAAATCGCTACAATATGAGCAAGCAGTGTTGCAAACTTGCAAATCTTTGATTGTGCATCAGAAAATTTTTTCTTGCACATGTATCGAGCAAAGTAGGTAGGGTTTTTTTGACAATTCCTAATGAATTTGCTTGCTTTCAATATATCACTCAGAAATTAATTTATATTTTTTAATGAGAAATGTCATTGTGGCTCGATTAAGCTTCCAAAGTCCATTTTCAAGGGCTTCAAAATTTTTTTCTTCCTTCACTCTTAAAAGTGCTGATAATTCGGTATATAATTGCCCACGAGATTTTCGGATTATTATCATTCAATCACCCCAAAAAAATAGTGCTGGGGAATGCTCGAAAACCCCAGCACAGATGGAGGGAGTTGATAGAATTTATCCTTGCTCAGCGATTTCTTCCCAACCAACCATATCTTCATTCCAATTCCTCAACATATCATAGCAAGATTTACATACAGTATTGTCATCTTCTATGATTTTTACTTTGTTTAATTCTCCACACAAATCACAATTGGCTTCAGTCATGGTTTCACCTCTGCCATAATATCCTCAACATCAATTTCTGCGGTGCTGAGGATTTCTTTCATTACATCAGCAAATTCTTTGGAGATGGGTTTGTCCTTACCTTTATCTTTGCGCATTGCCTGTATTGAAATATTGAGTTTATCGAATAGTGACCGCCAATGCTGTCTTTCGTTGGATAAAAGAGAATAGATTGTGCTACCTTTCTCTCGATTGTTAGCTATCACAGATTCATAATGTTTGACTTGCAATTCAGTTCTGACAAGGCCATCGATTATGGTATCATGGACAATTGGATTGTAATCTTGAGGGTATCGATCTTGAAAAAATTTGATGAGTTCAGCTTTGCGCTGTCGGTATTTTACTTCTTGGACATCATCATCGAAAAAACGAATAGCGTGACAGCCAGGACAGAGGATTGATGTGACAATTAAAGGGTCAACATCACTGGTGACAATTTCTACTTGGGATTTGTTTTTGAAAGATTGAGAGCAGATCGGGCATTTCATTTTTCTTTCACCACTTCCTTCAGAGCTTCAATGTTTGCTTTTAATGCCTTGCAAACCAAATTGAAATTTTCTATTGAAACACTGATTCTATTTATAATGAACATTATTACATTAAGAATCTCTTTGCATTCGCTTATTGTAGGGCAATTCATATTGTAAAAGCACTCAACCCTACAATTGTAGCAACAAGTATCATTAGATGGGCGATTGGTTATTGGACATCCATGTTTTTCATAGCATTTCATATGCTTCTCACCACCTCTTTTAATTTGGTCAAAGATTCTTTCATTACTTTGATGGCCTCTGCCAGATTTTTTCCTATGTATTGGATAACCTCTGCTTGTTGGGTGCATTTAGAAATCTCTGAACAGTCAAGCCATCGTGAACATTGAGTGTTATCGCAATTGTAGCAACAGGTATCTGCTGCTTTGGTTTTATCTGAACAGTATTGGGATGAGCATTTCATATCTTCACCACCTCAAAGACTTTGCGATGGGCACTTTGGTTGTAGATGGACAATTTGCCCTCATCAACTAATTTCATTAGCACTCTGCTGATGGCATGCGAATTGCCTCTGGGATGGTCAATGTAGTGGGATACTTTTTTGCTGGTAATGTATCGCCATCCCATGTCTTTAATGGTGCGGATAACTTCTGTGCGAAGTAAGATTTGGTATGCCATAAAGGATAGTTGAAGGTAGGGGTATTTATGGGTTATGGGTTGCCGTATTTAAAATTTAAATGCGGTTGCAGGAAAATCGGCATATTTTTTCCAGCACCACTCCCCTCTTTCTCGATTCTCCGGCAAAAAGTTCTACCTACCCCTCAGCCCTACCTCGCACATAACCTGACACGCTGTGTGCGCACTCATAACTGTTAGCTTGCTCACATAACCTGTCACATTACCTGTCACACTGCTTGACACATAACCTGACACGATACCTGACACCTTACCTGCCACGCATAACTGCTGGCCTGTCACACCTTACCTGACACCTTACTTGACACCCAATACTGCCAACACTAACAGCCTTATATCACACCTCTCCTGGCCTCATCTCCTTGCCTCTTATCCTATTATCCCTTGCTAAATATCTTTAATTATTTAAGATCGCCTGTGCCCTGAAACAGCCGATCTGCATGAAGCCTTGCCTCACTTCATTGCTCCACGAATCTACCTTCCAACTGGATAGATTCTGCCTTAAATCCTAGATTCCCCCTACGATATTAGATACATTGGCCTTCAGGGTCACCCTCTATATATGTATGAGAACACGGTTTAAAGGCTATTTTAGACCATAGAAAGGAAGATAGGATATAATACCCCTAACCGGATATTATAACGGTAGAATGCACCCTAGTTAGGACAAATCTGCTAATCAGCCCAATTAGGATTTCGCATTTTCCCTATGGGTATCGCATCTATAAAAAAAATCGCATAAATTTGACTTTGCGAACAACACTAAAAAGTTAAAATACAATACCCCTATTTTATTCCATTTAAGCTTTTCGGTAAAACACATTTAAATCCTAAATACGCAGTGTAGAATATCGCCCTTTTATTTTCCTATTCCCCAATATATCCACTCTATTTCACTTTTTCACTTTTTCAAAATCCCTTACCCCTCACCAATTTCCCAATTCAACACTCCATAATTTACCCAATTTCCTAATTAGGACACTTTATGTCCTAACTTGATATTCCACAATAATTGCTGACCCTAGTTTTCCAGAAATCCCACTATTTATTGACTTTGCGCACCATATCTTCATCGATGTCATCAGCACTTTTCTTTTTCTTGCTTTTGCGCTTCATAGATTCACCTTCATTATTTCAAAATCCAAATCGCTACTAATACTGCGAAATTGACGCAAGTAATACCAAGCGTCACCCATCTCAATCTATCCATTGCTTCACCTCCATTAATCTCGATAATCTACATTCACCAATTTGACCATAGGCTTATACATTGGTAATTTCCGAAATGTCCCAGTCTTAAATGCCTTCACTGATTTTATCCACCGGATCGCTTTCAATATTCTCACATACCTCGATACACTGCCACCAGTCAACATAGATTCATCGACGATATCTTCCATGCAAATCCCATCTTTTCTATGTCTACTGATTATCTCAAAAATATTCAGTAATTTAATGACACCACTCTCTGGATTGAAACTTGGAAATTCCGGTAAATGATGAAGCTTGTAAGTCATGCATTTTTTCTTTCTTCCGGTCTTGCCACTGACCAATCCTAGCTTTATAAACTCTTTTAAATCACCTTCAATGGTTCTGATGTCTGCTCCTGTTGCTTTTGACAGCTCCCAGGCTGAGCATCCACCTTTGGCCAGCAACTTCATCTCTATAAACACCCTTTCAACAGCTGATTTGTTTAACATAATATAAAATATTCTCTGTTCTCACCTTAAAGCTTTCCTTGTTAGCCCATATTCTGGCTAAAATTCCACATAAAACTGTTGATATTATTTTGGTTTGTAAAAAACAGCCGTTAATAACCCATATCTTGGACAAGCTGTATTTTCACAATAGCTATAATCACCTTTTGTGGAAATTACCAAATGTCCTTCACACCAAACACACTTATTTTTTGTTCTAATCATATCCTTTTCTTGAGCCATCATTTCACCCCACATTCTATTGCTCTTTGTCGATGTTTATCTCTATTTTCTTTCGTATAATCTGGATGCTCTGGATGAGATGAACATATCCGCATATCTCCAGTTCTTATCCACTGACCACATGCACAATATTTATCTCTGCCTCGAAATTCTGGACAACCCTCACATTTCATAATTCTCCCACCAAATAGCACATCATCAACATTAACACGAAAAGTATCACTAACCAAGGACTTATCCCCATTTTTGTCTCAACAATCGTCGCCATTTCACATCTCCCAAAACATATACCATATATGAAGCTTTTTTCCCCAACGCCACTTCCATCCCACGATAATGGAATATCCTCTTCCAATATCAATCGATTTATAAGGAATCACCAGACCCAATTTTGTCCCGAGCTTCAGAAGGAAATCTTTGGTTTTATTTCTCTTATTGTTCGGAAAAGCCATTGCGTGCGTAACTTCGCCCCAATTTCCAGTCGCTTCGGGAAATTCTATGTCGCCAGCCTTCTCTTCACCGACACAACTTTCACAATTACATTCGCCATTCATCTTCATCATTCCACGCTCTTTAAATGCTTAATACCATCTTCGATTCTTGCAAACACAATATCTCGAAATACACAACCATAGAAATGTCCAAGCATCCGCTTCAAAACCAACTCCTGTCCCACTTCGTTAAGCCTTTCCATTCCGTCATCTCTCATAACTCCCAATAGTTTGTTCTCTGGTGGAGCAATCAACCAATACTCCATTTCACCTCTCTCTTCATTTCTCACTTGGATAACAACATCTATCATTATTTCCGCTTCCCGAATGGTGACATTGGGTCTGAGTCGTCATAATACACAATTGTTAACAATCCATATCGAGGACAAACCGCATTCATACATGCCGAATAACCACCATCTTTCGACATCTCCAATTTTTCTTTACAACTTACACATACTTTGCTCATTCTTGCACCCCCATTCCAGAACACCAGGGACATGGAGTGATTGCAGCATCTGTTGTTCCACCAGTTGAATCACCAGTCCCAATGCTCAAATTTCCAGTTCCATTACACATAGGACAAACCACATTATCAATTTTCACAACTGTATGTCCTAAGCTCCAATGGTCAAAGCCTTCATTGATATATTCTATGGCTTGGTCAATTGTTATTGGAGCAAAAACAGGCCAAATCTTTCCACAACTGCAAACCCATTGCCCCATCATTCCACCTTCTCATTGGCAACTCTCAGAAATGCAAAATATATATCCCTCGGCACATATCTATCGTGCATCCAATCTTTGACTTTTTTTATATCCTCTTTTTTTGACATTAAATCCACCTGCTCTCATATCCTTTCTCAATCCATTGTTGCTTTGTTTCTTCATATCTGATTTTTCCGATCTTTCGGATTTCTTCAAAATCCAAATCCAACTCACTTGCCAATAATTCCATCTGATAAACTAAGTCACCCATTGTGCTCTTAAGATAAGCCTTGGCACCAATCATAGTTTTAGTATCATGCATCTCAATTGTGCCTCTTATCACATGCTTCAAACAACCAGCAACACCACTTATCTGAGATATTAACATGAACACTCTTGCCATCAAATTGATAGCACCTTCATTATTCTCAAACTTAATCATTGTTTCACCTCAAAGATTCTTTATGCAGCAATTTATCTTTCAAACCAAACCTTATATCGACATCAATAATTCCAGTGCGCTCCACTTTGCTTAATGGAATGCTATTTTTCGGAAATCCTCTTATCTTTGTTCCACCATTTCTGCCTTTTCCGAGAGTAAAAACAACAACATAATTATTTTTGAGATATTTATCCCTTAATCGCTTTGAATAAGTGTGCACCCATCTGCCTTTAAGTCTTCCAATAAACAATGCCATTATTTCACCTCAATCCATCCAAGCTTCCAAAGGCTCAATACAATCCTTGCACAAGGGCAATAATTTGCCTTCTTTTCTTTTGTGAACTTCAAGATAGTGTTGATGTCTTTTATCATTCCAAATCTCTTCCAATGATTTTTTATTTAAATCTCCAAATGTCATTTCTCCAAAAATATCATAACAACACAAAACTGCTCTTCCATCCTTCAATATAGTCATCGTTTTTAAAGCCCTGAAGCAAGTTGTCTTTATTGAATTCCTAAATTTATAAATCTTGCCACAAAATCCATTAAACCTTATCCAAAAATAAAAAGCACCCCATCTGCGTTTGAAATTTTTCAATTTCAAATCCATAATAGGATGAGTGACAGTGCTAACATATTGCAACATCCCAGTTTTTTTAGCGTAATCAACCATTTTTACCACATGTTCAAAATCATCCAATCCCATCATTAAAAATCTTGTCATTCTGTCTACTCCATTCAGAGATATAAAGAGCTTAATATTGGGATTTCTGAGCGCATCGATCTTATCTTTTGTCAATAAACTGCCGTTAGTAAAAAGTATTATATCAGTTTTGGGTAAACAATCTCTTGCAAATTCCAATCTCTCAAAAATCTTTGGGTCAAGTAATGGTTCACCTGTCCCATTCGGAATAAACCATTCAAGATCGTATTGACTGGCATTCGTCAATATTTTTTTATAGAGATAATCACTCATATGTCCAACATCCTTGATTTTATCATGCGGACAAAATACGCACTTCCCATTGCACACATTCGTTGTTTCCACTTGTAATCTTTTCATCATTTAATCACTCTCTTCCTTGCTCGGCCAGTTCCACCACATTTCTTGCATTGTTTATCCGGTGAATGTGTTCTTCTATATCCAGTTCCAAGACACTCATTACAAGTTTCAAATTCTTTGTTTTTCATTATAACACTCTTCCATATTTTAATTTATCTTCCAGTTCTTCAATTCTGTCTTTAAGTTCTTGATTTTCTTTTTTTAATTGCGTAATCAAAATAGTAATTAAGGGCAAATTTGATTGACACATTGGACATTTCATTTTAACCATCCCAGTTGCTATAATTTTTTGTTTTAACAATTTCATATTCTGAACATTCAGGATTTGCACAAGTCAATAAGATCGGAATGGTATTAAATTCATCCCCATCACGGATTATCCTTAATAACCAATTACAAACTTTGCAAATCTCTGAAGAGCAACGCAAATTGTTAAAATCTCCCATTTAATTCACCAATCCTTTCCAATTGCTCACACTTTCCAAATATTCTCGAATCTTTTTGGCAGTTTTAATTCCAAATTTAGATAACAATTCCACTATTTCAAGTTTATTCAATATCACTATTTTTCCATTTTCTACTGCTTCATTATATTTTGTGTAAGCATTTGCTTTTTTGAATATTGATTCCAATTGCCTCAGCACAGCTCCAGCTTCTGGGTCAGTCTTTAAAGCTTCATTTCCCCAAGCTTGAACATATCTCCATAATTGTTGTTCATTATATTTCATTTAATCACCTTTCCTTGGATAATAAACTATCATTACTTCACAAGCTTCATCCCAAGAATTATAAATTTGAACCAGATTTGATTCAAATTCCCAGGCTGATGTAATTGCTTCACCCTCGACAGAGAATTTTACGATCCAATTATTCATTTAATTACCTTCTCATCAACAATGATTTTATCTGGATGCATACCTTTTACTTTTGCATGACCTTTCAAAGATACTATCCTTGGCTTTTTTTCTTCGATGGGCACTTTTTTTCCTGCTTTACATCCAAATCCTCTGTCACATGGAGGCAGATTCATCATAGTGACCACTCGATATTTCGTATGACATTCTTCACAAACGAGCCTGCTTTCACCTATCCATTTATAACATTCATCATAACAAGTTTTTATTTCTCCACAACATCCACAAACTGTTACCATTCCATCCGCAGGAGCATTACATTTCGGACATCGATTTACCGTCACATAGTTTGGCCAATATTCTCCGCAATAAGGACACTCAGTCATCCTCTTCACCTCCAAATAAATGCCCCAATCCTTCACCACACTCATGAGTTTTGGTTGGGTCAACTATTGCATTACATTTATCGCAACGATATTCTACTGTAGTAATAATTCCGCTGTCTTCTGGCTTTTCATTCATTCCAAGAAGAGCACCGCAAACAGAGCATCGATAAATATCAATTCCACCAGTTGCAGTGCAAGCTTCATCAAAGATTAATACCAAATGCGGGCAGCATAATATTTCGCCATCTTTTTTTGTTTCGCTTATCTGCATTGCCCTTCTGCGCATATCTTCGATCTCATCAAGGCCATCTGTCTCTTTAAAATTAGTATCAATATGAAAATCTCCAGATGCAAATTTAGGGGTATCGCCATTGTTAATAGTAATTGGATTTACAAATCTTTCTTTGAACATTTGATTATCGCCCTTTTCAGTTTCAAACATTCCAAAGCCATTAATGTTACCCCAATATTCTGTGGCCTCTCCAAAACCAATATCTTTTTCAGTGACCAATCGGTCACCTTTTCACTTTCCCAAACAAATCTTTGAACAGGTGCTCGATGATACCCTTGACCGTTAACCTCTTTATCATCAACGAATAATGCCAAATATCGAGAGTGTTCTGGCTCTTTCGGAATATCCCAATAACCACCCAGCTTTGTAATGAACCATCTTCTCAATTTTTCTCTTTTTGTAGGCTTTGAAACTTTGATTTCTTTCAGACCCACTCGAAGATTTCTCACCCATTCTTCTTCATTTTCTCTCATCTCTTTTACTTTTCCTAACATTTTTATCATCCAGATAATGGCAATAATGCCCACAATCCAGACAACAATAAATGTTATCACAGCTTCATTGGTTGTCATTTTTTCACCTTACATTTAAATTTTCCTTTCATAAATTTATGTGTGCTTTCAAATCCGCTTCCTTTATCACAAGCAGTCACATCCATACAAACATATGCATCTCGAAGCAATGCCAAATATCCGCAAGCATCGATCTGCTTACAATTTGAACATCTTCGTTTGCAATAATTCCCAATCGTATTGCCACTACAACAACTCACTGTTTCACCTCTTTTTCAAAATCAGGATCGTATTGTGCTTCCATTTCTTTTTCACCCCAGAACATAGCTGGAATATTTGGAAATCTTTTTTCCAAAATCTTCCGCATAGGTAATACAGTATTAATATATTCTTTGCAACCTGTTGAATAATGAATATCAATATAAATAAAATCAAACTTTGTATCAGCAGTTGTCCGCAGAAATCGCCAAATATCATCACAAATAATCTTAACCTTTGGATGCTCAAACTCAATTAAATCAATAATATCTTCTTCAATTTCTATTACAATTATTTCAGTGACCTCTGACTTTTTTGCTGCCATTGCCGTAAACATTCCCAATCCCAATCCCCCAATGAGCACTCTGCCCCTTGCTGCTTTGTAGGCTTCGTATTGCAAAAACATTTCTTGTGGACTATCGCTCATTAATAATCCTTGACCATCTTTTATGAGTTTATGAACATATCGATTTTCAGGCATAATCACTTGTGTAGGTCTATAACCCATCATTAAAAAATTTCGCCAAGACACTACTGTCATTGGTTGACCTTTTAATTGAATATCAATTTCAATTCGATACTTGCCCACTTTCCTTTTTTTAAAATCAATAGGGTTTTCAATAGTGCTCATAAGAAATTCTTTATCCACTGTTTTTGGTTCTTCATTTAATCCTCGATACCTCGAAATTTGTTTTTGGATCGCTTCTGTATCAATCTTTGGTAAAAATCTTTCCATTCTTTCACCTCAAGGATGCTTCAATTTATATTCAAACTTTATAGATTTAATATTGACTTCATAACATTTGCCTTCACCTGACATTTGCTGCACCTCTCTCATTAGATCGGCACCGAGAGTATTCTTACATATCAAGGATAATCGATTTGCATCTATCGTTATTTCTCCATGTTCTCTTTTGTAGATTGGTATATCATCTTCATTAATCCTTAACAATTTATGAATGAATCCGGCAATATCTTTGTCATTTTCCAAAGATTGTGGTATTGGTTCTTTTATTTCAGGTTCAGGTTCAGGTTTTGGTTTTGCATCTTGAATTTGTTTTAATCTTTCTTCAGCTTGATTGGAAGCTTGTCCTTTTTTTCTGGCTTCCATCTCTCGATTATAACATTCACGGCAAACTTTTAAATTGAAATGCTCCATTCCTTCACGCTTGGATTTGAATGGAAGCATTTTTATCTTTGTGGCTCTCACTATTTTACCACACATTTGACACTGCACTTTTGGCACTCTTCTTTTTTTTGTTCTGACCTCTCTACGCTGTTGAACATCCATTTTTTTGGGCATCAAATCACCTACCAATTTTCAGTGCTAATATGTTTTCCAATATGACTTGTAATATATTCTCTAAATTTTTCGGCATCAAGTCTTTCATGCCGATTTAATTCTGTCAGAGCGGTATCAATCGCCAACGCATCATATTTAGTCAATTCAATATAATTATGTTCATGATGGCTCATCCCACCTGCTAATTGTTCAAGCATACTTGGTGCCCGACAGTATCTTCGTTGAAACCATTTTCCAAACTCATGCCAAGGGTCATCCATTGAACATTCATCAATAAAAAATGCCTTGTCCGAATTTGTGCCTTCAAAACTGCTATCATCTTCCTTACATATTACCATCATGTCTGAACTCATTTCATTCAACTCCTTTTGATTTCAAATATTTTTTAATTTTTTTCTTGCTTATTATTCCATCACCTAATAAATTTTCATCAATTCCAAATTCAGGTGACCATTCTCCACCTACATTCCAAAAATAAACTGGTGGTTCAAGCTCTTCATAATTTTCAATCATCCAAGTAAAAGCCTTGGCATCCAAAAATTGGTCACATGGAAAGTTTGGCCTCAAAGATGCTTTTTGATTATATGAATATCCGGCATCAATAATATTGAATGACCATTTTTTAGTTGGATGAACAAGTGGGCTTCTTGTAGATATCTTCCTTGCATCCATTAATATTTTTTTATGTCTTTGCTTAAATGGATGAACAAGGATGCCTTTAACATCAATATCAATATCATTATTCATAATGCCCGCAAGTATTCCTGAAAGAATCGTGCCACTGGAAACAATCATCACAAGCGTGCCACCACAATCCAAAGAATCCTTGATGGCCTCAACCAATTTAATATGTTCTGTTTTGCTTTCGTCCAATCTCAATCCAATAGGCAAGAAATCATAATTCTTAATATTGTTTTTCTCCAACCATTTTTTTGCCCAACCTCTCACAATTCTTTGATGATTCCCAGGCAAGTCAACTCCCACACTTCCAAATGACTTCATCATTTTTCTATAAAAATCATCATGGCCTTTTGGATAAAAACCATAATGCTTCATATCGAATTGTTCAGCAAAATAACCCACACCCCAACCAACTCTTGCAATTATGGTATCTTGGCTTGCTACGATCTTGATTCCTTTTTCTTGAAGTTTTTCAAAATATGAAACAATGCCTCTGACCTTTGAAAAGTTTGGCGATGGAAATGGAAAAGGCAAATCATCTCTGATGACATTAAATTCATTACCTTCAATTTTAGTTCTGTATTTTTCTACTGTTGGCATATTTAATCCGTGAAGTTTGCCTTTAAGTCTTTTACTGTCTATGATTTCCAGTTTTTCCATTGATTTCATCGTATCAACCCTTTTAGTGTAATAATTCAACAATTATCGTTGTTATAAGCCACGCTCCTGCCCATATCTCAATACCCCAAGGGATAACCTATGGGCTAATATCGGTGTGGTTATATGGCCTTTATTTAAATGGAATTTGGCTATTTTTTCAACCCCTTAAGATACTTGTTAGATTCAAAGACTTGCGCCATCATTAACCGCTGTTTTCTGATGCACTCAGGACATTTGCCTAAATGTTCACTGCGATGTTCACGGCAAATTGCTACTGAACATCCATTACAGATCGCTTGAGCCTCATGTTTGCAAAACCAACATTTCAAAGATTAATCACCTTTGCCAAATACTTTTTTAAGCACTTTTTTTGAATGTTGTTTATATGCATTTTTTCCTTGAGCAATATATTCAAATTCTTTTATTGGTTTTTCTTTCCAAATATTATTCATTATTTCACCTCAATATTGGAGCATCAATAAATCTATGTCTTTCAACATTTCTGTAAAATCCTTTTACAAGTTTTGTTTCAAACCAAATGAGCATTATTCTGTCTCCAGGATTGAATCCGGTTTTGGCTTGGTCTGACATTGTTTTCCAAACACTTTCTTTGACTTTGAATATCATTATCATCGCCTCTGCCATATATTTTCTCTAATTCATAATACTTTCTGGTTAAATAATCCATTTCAATCGCTCCTTGGATTGTAAACATGTCCGCAATGTGGACAAATCCACGCATCCTCAAAGTTGTCCCACATCATCATTGTCCCACATACAGCACATTTAGGCTTATCCATTTTCATTCCTCAATAATAGGACACAAACGCATATTGCAGTTGCCTTCAAATCCTTCTTGATTATTTTTATGGCTACAAAATTCAATTGGCGCATCCAAATCTTCACCATGAGTTGCATAAAATTTGCAAGCCTTTTTCATACTTTTGAATAATTCGATTGTAGACTTTGGAGCAACCAATCCATTCTTGCGAATTGAAGATAACCAAATTTCTTCACCTTTCGGTATCAGAATAAATTTTGGCATAAATCCTTTTTTGCGCTCATCTTCGATTTGGTCATTGACTATTCCTATTATTTGAACAAGCACTCTTCTTTGACCGCCATCGATGTCAGGATAAATTCTTGTTTCTTTCATTGGCTCACCTTCGTTCTTAAAACCTCAATATCAGTTATGTCAAGATTTAATTTTTGAAAAAGAGTTTCAATTGCTTTCTTGACTACATCTGCACCTTTGTGATGTCTCCAAGGACTGACGGCTGTAAGGGTTATATGATATTCAGCAGAATCTTTGGTCATGATTCCCACTCCACTCCAACAAGTTCAGAGATTAACTTGCGCTTTTTATCATTCAACTCCATGTGCATCGGATGGATGTGAGTTTTTCCGAAAGTGTTGGTGGTCACTATTTTTGTTTTTTTATGTTTCAATGATATTAACTTTTTAACAATGCTCTCAAACTCATCATCGTGGATATGTTCCAAGACATCGCACAAAATAATTAGATCGTATTTTTCATCAGGTGGATTTTCGTCAATATCCACTTCCCAAATCTTACACATTTGACCATGCTTCTTAAATCTCCACCTTGCGAAATCAAGAGTTGCGCCTTGCAAATCAGCGATGGTAACATCAAATCCTTCACGAGCAAGCATAAGTCCATTCTGTCCAATTCCACAACCAAAGTCAAGGATGTTTCGTGGTTTAATATCTTCCTTACATGCGACAAGCAAATCAATATCAAATTTTCTTCGCACAGTCACATGCCAAAGAGTTAAGTCATAGAGATAATTCACAGTATTCTTATAGAATTGTTTGATGTTCTCAGAAGTGAGTGGTTTATCTTTGAATGTTTCATTCCATTCATTGGCCATTAAAATATGACCTATGAAAAGATTTTGTTGAACTTGAGAAATTGGAACATCCAAGAAATCTCGAATATCATTGATGAGTTCTTCACGATCTTTTTTCAGACTTGTTCTCATTGGCTTATAACTCCAAAATTCAGGAGTGTCAACAAGTCCACCGAGATGTGGTGCAGCAACTTTTGTATCACAATACATTCTGAATCCTGCTTTGTTCATTTCTCGGCTAAAAGATAAATCTTCAGATAATTGTGTAGTGCGGTTTGCCTTTTCATCATATTCATAAATGAATTGAAACCAAGGATATTTGAGCTTTTCAAATACTCGCATATTAATGAGCGCACAACCCATACCGCATCCACCAATTGGAATAACATCACCAAGTTTAAAATCATCGAGCTTTCTGAATCCCCATTCTTTATTCCAAGTTCTCAAAACCGGAAAATAAGGTCTTGCTTTTTCAAAATATAATCCAGTTACCAAATCAGCATCATACTCTTTCATTGTCTTCATTAAACTATCAAATGTATTATTTTTCACAACATTATCTGTATCCAAAAACAATACATATTTAGCTTCCTTATCCTGCGCATATTTTACGCATCGATTTCTTGCTTCATCGATTGGAATAGCATCATTAATCATCGTATGAACTTTATATTTCATAGATATTATCCTCAGCAATTCCAACAAAGCTGTGACAAACATCACAGGCATTCTTTGATACGCAGGCACACATACCGCAATGATTTCCAAATCTTCAAGATCGGATTTTTCTTTTTTCATTTTAACACCTCATAATCAGCATCATTTACAATCGCTTCTTTATCCTTGACCAATACTCTCGCACTGCTCAAAACTTCTTTCACGATAACAAGCTCACCTTTCACCAACAATCTCTTATCCACTTCCAGCGGTATATCGCTTTCCAATATTACTCTTCGATTTCTCCATTTTCCAAACATTGGCCTTCTTATTGTTATCATTTTCTCACCTCACTATAAATCTGTATTTTTTTAATTCTGTTTTCGGATGTATTAAATAAATCAAAGTGAGCGCAATAAAAAAACTGTTGAATATCAATTCAAAATAAGCTTCACCGTATTGATTTATTTCAATAATTGTTCTTCCACCCCATAAAAAGGCAAGTATCCAAGAAATAAGTGCCAATAATCCCAGGCCAATCCAATAAGCTATCACACATTTTTTTAACGCTGCATATTTGTCTATCATTTTTTCATCTCCTTATAATCAACGAGAGTGGCATCACATGGATGTGGAGATAAGAGAAATAATAAGGGCTTTCTCTCTCATCCATAGGCAGTATTCGATGATGCACACTCTCGATTATTTTTATTTTTTGGTTAAGCGGTTTCAAATGTTGTCCATTCAAATTTTGCCATAATTTCTTGAAGCAATATTTTGATTGGGCAATCTTTGCATATAATTGATTCAGGCATTTTTGCACCTTAGTTAAAGATAACCGTGATGCTATATAAATCCCTAATATGCAATTATCATTTAAGATAATATCACCTACCTTCAAAATATTTACTCAATTTGTTCGTGAGCAAGTATTTCATAGATATTGTTCTTTTTCCATGCCCTCTGCTCCTCAAAAATCTTTGAAGTTGCATTTCAGACATATCACCATAAACCAAAATATTATATCTCAATCCTTTTTTGCTGTAATCCTCACCTCGAATTATCCATCCATTCTTGAGATAAAATCCAGCAGCCATTTCAGTTTTCACAACAATTGGGTATCTGCCATCACTCAACTCTTTAACAAAATCCATTATTGCTGAAGCAATTCCTTTCCCACGATATTCTTTTAACACTCCCATATCCCCAAAGAAAATACAGTTCACCGTGACCTTGGCTGTTAAAAAACCAACAACCTTTCCCTTGTATAAAGCAACTATTAAGTCACCTCTGTGGAAATCTTTGAGATAGGCATCTGGAAAGATCGGCATCACTCCAGCATATGCTTGTCTGCCAATCACTTCAGCTTCACTTGCCTCGCTCACTTCCTTCGCAAATCTTATCTCCAATTTTTTCGTGTGCTTCCACTCCCAGAGCTTTTCGTTGCAGCGCAATTCTCCTGCCATTCATCATATTTACTTTGAAGCACCCACCGCAACCATGACATCTGGTATGATGTCTCATTTTACAATCTTCATCCTTGCAAGTTTTACAAGGACATCCAGCTCTTGTCATACACCACACCTCATCTAACCGCAATATACTTCAAGTATTATATATTTTCCCCTATAAAATTCAGCACTAAGGATTATTTTAACCAAAATTATATAAGGTATGATACCTTATACTAAATTGGTGATACAACATGACAATGCAAATAAAACCTTATTGGATGGTTGAGCCCAGCAATAAAGTTAAAAAGAGATTAGAAAAAATTCAGAAGGTAGGTTCGATTGAAAGAACGGTGAGAAAAATAACTTATATTTTATACCCAAAACTTCATGGAAAGGATTTGGAAAATGCTTATAATACAACCATCAAAGATGTTGTAAGAGCAAGAATATTGGGAATGATTCCTTGGAAAAATATTAGAGAGAATAGATGCAAATTTAAAAATCTTGAAGGGTATCGAAATATTAAAGCATTCCTCGCAACACAAGAGAAAGATGACCTTCATTTATATTATTCAAGAACGAAAAGACCAGCTCATAAATATCCATTTTTAGTATGGTTTGAAAAAGAGACAGTTGAACCTGAATTTGAATCTGTTTGTCGGAAATATAATGTCCCTTGGTTAAATGGAAGAGGACAACCAACATGGACAGCAAAACACGATATGGCAATTAAAATAATGGACTGGAATTGGAAGATACTTTATTTTGGGGACAATGATGAGAAAGGACATGAAATCTATGATGTTATAAAAAGAGATTTGAAATATCAAAAATGTAAGCCACGAATGAAGTGGTGTATGATGACCGATAAAATTGAAAAGAAATACGATCTGCCTCCAAATGCAAGGCTTGATGGATTGGAATTGGATGAACTGAAAATTGAAATTGAAAAAGTAATTAGAAAGCATATAGATATCCCTCACTATGAAACAATTTTGAGAATTGAAAAAAAAGAAAAGGAAGAGTTAAAAAATTATAAATTAGTTCTTCAAAAAAAGTGAATAGGGGAATTAAATTAAAGTCATGTTGTATCACCAATATGATTTTGATTTATTCCCCTCACAGATATGAAATTTTTCAATAAAAAAAAGTGGGGGTATAAAACCCCCATTCAAAAGTAATACTGTAGAAATTCCCAGCAAATTTCAATAAAAAAAGTTGGGGCAAAATGCCCCATTCAAAAGTTTTACTTGTTGTATTCCTTTTTCCATTTGTTATATTCTGCCAGTTTTTTCAATCGACGATCTTTGTTGCATTGTTCAAATTTTCCACTGTTACAATCGCAGTCAGGTTCAATCCAACCATCTCTGTCCATTCCACCAAGGGCATAAACTCTTGGATGATACCATTGCCTGCCACAATGTATGCAGTGCATTGATGAAGTTCTGGCTTTATATACAGGTTTCCAATGTGAATGCATTGCCTTTCCGCACTTACATTTCCAGCCAGTTTCAAATTGCTCAGTGCCGTGCTTCCAAAGTTTATCATCCCACTGAGGCCAATTTTCTTTGCTCATCGCATATCCTCTCCTGAATACTCATGGACATAGCATCCATTGGGGCAGAATGAGGCTGGTGGAGATGTTGAGCCTTGAGTTTTGGCACCACAATATCCACAGTGGCCAGGTTTGCCTATCATTTCATGGTTGTAAACAGGCTCGACATAATAAAAATCTTTCGCATCCTGTTCACATCCAGCTCCAAACCATTCATCTGCGATTTCTTGAATGCGTTTTTCTGCATCCTTTTTGGATGAAAACCAATTGCCATCAACTTTTGGTGCTTCTGGGTCAAAGGTGATGTGCCAATGATTAATTGCTTCATTGGGGAATAAGATTTTGCATCCTTTTCCACCATCATGAAGCGCAACGCATTCATGGCTGCATTGAAGATTATTTGCTGTCATTATCTCCAGCACTTCACCTTCGACATTCTCGATGTAGTAAGGGCAGATTTCGCATTTTTTCATTTGTATCCATCGCTCTTTCATTTGACCACCTCAAATTCTTTGTCTTTTCTGAATACCACTGGTGCTTCCATTTTTCTGCCGTCATCCCAAATAATTGTTTTGGGTGGGTATCCTGGGATTTTGTAGACATCTACGATCTTGGCTTTTGTGCCCTTGCGAAATGTCTCATATGCATGGCATATATCCTTGAGCAGTCTGATTTTTGTGCCTTTTCGTAAGATTTTTGCTGGCATGGTTTCACCTCTCATCTGGATGTTGTCTTCGGTATTCGTCAATGGCCATTCTCTTTGCCCAAGCTTCAATTTGTCTCTCTTCTTTTGCGGTGTAATCTGCTTCAGGCCATCTCATGGTTTCACCTCTTCCACATCAATGATAGTATCACCGAGCACATTAAAGCGCACATGTTTTCCTATCATTGGCACGGCCTTCTGAACAACTTCAGCTTTGGCGGTCAAGGTCACTGGACATTTTCTGCTCGATACCATTACCAGAAATTTCAAATTTCTTCCGGTAATGGATTGAAGTATGCCTGTATTTTGTGTTGGCTTTTCCCACACATGTAATTTTTTTGTTTTTTCCATTCTATCACTCCTTGTTTATTTTTTTCTGTTTCATCCTTTCGGAATCTTCAGTGGCGATACACATCGCCAGACAGGGATTAACCCTGTTGCCGATTATTTATTAAGATCGAAGAGTTGTCCCAAACCAGCAGCAGGGTCAGTGTCCTTTCCGCTCTCCTCATCCCAGGCCTCATAGAATAGAATTTTGAGATGTGGTTTGCTGTTTAAAATTTCAGCAAATTCCGAATACAATTTTTGCTCATGCATTTTCTTTGGATGCACTCCATTGTTGGCTTTTTTGAAAGCCTTCACAAACTCATCCTTTTTGCTCAATATCTCACCTCACTCACCGATTACGGATTTTAACCGTGTTCGGTGTTGTTGAAAAAATAAGAAAAAAGATGAGGGGTATTATTCCCCTCATGCAGATTTCGCTTTCTTGGTAGTTTTCTTTGTGCTCTTGCGCTTTTTATCCTTGACCTTACCCTTACCCTTACCTTTGGGCTTGGATGCAGCCTTGGGCTGTTTCTGAGCCTTTTTGGGTGTATCCTTTTTAGCTTCCTTTTTGGCCTTTTTCTTAAGCTCTTCCTGTCTTTTCTTTTCTCTCTCAGTCCATTCCTTGTTATAGTCTCTGACGATTTTCAGATATTCCTTGTGGCTTGTTGAGCAGGCGATAAGCTCACCACCCATTCGCTTCAGGTCATATTGTGAGTGCTCACTTTTGACCTCTTCATTGTGTGTTCCAATATAGGTAGCAATCATTGCAAGCTCATAAACTGTGCCCTGTAGTTTTACTGCTTCAGCTTTTTTCAACTTTCCAAACACAATGGGATTGCCTATCATGGATTTGACAAGCTCTTCAGTTTTGGCTGTGAGCCAACCAATGTGTCTGTAATAATCGATTATCTCGACAGCAGTATTTGCTGCAACTTTTTGTCTCTTGGAAGCACTGAGCACACCACCAATTTGCTTTAACGCATCGATGACTGCGGTCAGCTCTGCCGTGAACTCTTCCACTGTGCCTTCATGAAGTCTGCGCTTGGTGAATCCCAGTTTGACTATGGGCTTCATTTTTGCGCCAACATCAAAAGACAACTGATTCAGGCATGCAAGAATTTGCGATCCACCTTTGATGTGAATTGCGTGGTATCCATCAAATCTGCCGAAATCGATGTCAAGATTTGTGCTGAAAAGCTCTTGCTTTGGGAATTTCACTGAGATATGTCCACCGTGGATTCCATCACTGCGTGTGATGTTCACATCGCCATCAAAAGGCTTAACGGTATTCCTAACCAAGCCAATATAATCATCAGCTTTGATAGGTGTCCATCTTTTGGTGTTATTACCCAAAAGCCAATTGCCATTTTCCTTGTCGATGACTATTTTGAAGCACAATGGACTGCCTGGATGGTTCTGCGATCTGGGAAATGGAATGACCTCATCCTTCAAAACCTTATACATCTGTGCTCTTGATTTCCCAACAATTTTTTTCATGTCATCGAAATCATGTTTCCACAGAAGTGGTTTGAATGTGGCCATATCCTTGACCCTTGCCTTATGCTCTTTTCCATCCATATCTCTGATGGTCACCGTGCCCTCTGTTTTTTCTTCACCGCTGGAGATGACAGGTGTAAGGTCAATGTAGTCACCCCAAACATGCATTATGGTGGGCTTTCCTTTGATTGCACCACTCGCATCTCGCAATCCATCAAGCCAAACCACACCATTCTTTTCCCAAGGCATTTCTGGTTTGGGCTCTTCCTTTTTCGTGGATTTCTTTGCAGTGGTTTTTTTCGCTTTGGCCTGCTTTTTCACCGCTGACTTTTTTGCGGTTGTTTTCTTTCCTTTGGACACTTTGGGCTTTTTGCCCTTTGCAATTTTCCTGCTTTTCTTTTTGCTTTTTCTTGGCAATTTCTCACCTCTTTTGTTTCGGTGACCTTATCACCCTATGGCCTTCCGGCTCATCAGACAGGCTGTATCTCCTGTGACAAAAAATAAAAATTGAGGTTAAATTTTATATTATCTCTCCAAAATTTCCACATTTCGGACAGATCGCACTTTTGTAAGTGAGTGGTTTATCGAGGCATTCAAATCCGTGTCCGCAATTCTTACAGCGATATTTCACTCATTCACCTCATTGTTTATTCCCAAAAGAGTTTTTACTTTTGCCACCAATTTTTCTCTCTTATACCACGATACTTTGCCACCGACATGCCATCTGTCACCCTTGTAATCATAGATAGTGACAATTTCACCATCAATTTTAGAAATCCACTCGTGGGTTGTTTTGCCATCACTACTGCATCCAATATCTTTTCCGAATACAGACCTGATTTTTTTGATGGTGACATTTTTCGAAAACACACCAATTCTTGATGTGCCAATTATTTCTTTTCGGCTCACTTCAGTTTCAACTTTCATGCTTTCACCCCTATGGATTTCCATCCATTCAGGTAATCGTTTGTGTTCATCACACGCTCATAGACACTTTTCAGATTGGCCTTATATATCCAATCATTCTTTGATTTTTTTCTCATATTTTTCACGCTCCATTTTATTTTTTCTGATGTTTCGATTCTTTTGAATCATCATCAGCGAGGGCACGCACCCTCGGACATCAAAAAATAAAAAGATTCAAGCGATTTCTTTCAATCGCTTGTTTATTGGGGTCACTTTTAACCCATACAGATTTACATGGCCTGTGCAATATCCACTGTTCTTTATGTTATCGGTTTGCACAACTTGACCTATGGTGTTGTCTTCCACAGGTGCTACACCAAAAACAACTTTGCACTGATGTTGAAAATTCCACCAGGCATCATTGGGGTTTTGTTGCTCTTCATCTGTAAAGGTTGCTCGCACACTCACATATCCATCACGATATACTTTTTTTGGGTATTCCATTTTCATATTTTCACCTCTTTATTTTATTTTCTGTTTCGCTGTTTCCAGCTCATCAGGTGGGCTTACAGCCCACGACAAAAAATAATTAGAGGATGTTTATTCATCATCCTCTTCTAAAACAATCTTTGAGATTGCTTCCATTGGGACAGAGACAGATGCATATTCGCTGTTGAGGTATCCCTCAACCCAATGGTCTATTCGGATATATCTTTCAAGGATATTCCTGAAGTAATCATTCAGTCCATGCTCAAGGAATATCAAATCTTCAGGACATTCCCAGGTTGTCACTGGGTCATCATCATATTTGACATTCACTTCAGTCTCTCTTGTCCATCGGATATATCCAACTTTTCCTGTTCTCCTGTCTTGGACACGATCTCCAACCAATATTGTTCTTTTCTTCATTCATATCATCTCCTGTTTATTTTTCTGTTTCGCCATTTCTGGCTCATCAGGGTGAGCTACACTCACCGACAAAAAAATAAAAAAATAATACATATAGTGTAGTCTAATATAAGAGCATCGCATAATCACCAAGATTTTTCAGGCCTTTTCAATCAGCGAATTTTCTTCACCAACACTTTTTGCACCTTCAGGATTTCCATCCATCTTAACTTTTTGCTATTCGATTGCTTCAAAGGTCAGGTGAGCTTTTGGGTTTTGCCACTTCATTACAACATCCATCCAAATGTTGTGTCGATGCTGACCTTATCAGCTTTCTCAGGTTGCAATCCCATCATCGAAAGGTTTGTAAAATTAGTAATCTGTTTTCCTTGCTTTTCCCGTGCCACTTTTTCGCTTTTTGCAGAGATAAAAAAGACATCGTGTCAGAGAATGTCAAAGTTCAAAAGGGAATCGCACTCAGCTTTTCTTGCTGTTGCCCGTCAAAGGGAAAAGGCTTGTCAGAGCAGGTCACCAACCGCATAGATTCACACAGTCCACATCGCACCTCAACACCTATATTGTTCAGAGGGTATATAATACCTTCTATTGTATAGTTAATACGGTTTTTGTAGTATTATTTTATGGGGATTTTGGGCTTATTTTAGCCCAAATCAACAGTATTTTAGGGATATTATACCTGTTTTGAGAAGATGCAGGAAATGGCCTTATATTGTTGAATAATGCAAGCAAAATAGTTATTATTATAATTTTTCAAAAAATAAAAATAATCACGATCCTGTTTTTTGGCCTTATAATTTTCTATATTTTTTCTGTTTAAAAATATCGGTTTTACTTGCTTTTTTCAAATCTAAAACTTTTATATTGTTAGATTTTTTTGTTTTATTCAAAGTATAGCTCACTGGAAATTTTGCCTTTTCAATTTTTGAATCTCTGCACTGAGATAAAAAATAATGAGCATATTTCCAAAACCGATAATTTTTTAATTCCCTTGTATGAGCCAAAGATTCATCTGCTAATTTGAAAAGTTCTTGATTTTTCTTTGTGTTATCAAAAAGCCAAGTGATAAGCCTTTCAGGTGATAGTGTTATATTCACTTTTTCATTGCGCAAAATTCTTTTTGTTAGTTCATAATCATCCACATCTTCCAGCGTGTCATCTTCTTCAATCCAACCTCTTTCAAATGCAGAAATAGCTCCACGAAAAGTTTTAAGTTTCAAAGATATTTCTGTTATCAATTCCTTTTTGTTCTCAATCTTTTCGGCCTTTGCAATTCTATTCAATACGATTTGAATTTCATTATTTGTAGGTGATTCAAAGCGCAATATCATAACATCAGCTCTTTTGCGAATACTCTCATATGGAATAGATCGAATATCATTCACTGTCACAAAAATAGGATGTCGTGTATTTTCTATTATCCATTTTAAGCCAGTTGTTTTTGCTGTTTTATGCGCATAATCAAACTCATCTAAAATCATAATCTTCTTTTTTCTGCTGAATGTTTTTGTTAAGCATTCCCTTTTAAATCCTTGAAGCTCTTTATGTGTTCGATTTTCTGAAGCATTAAATCTGAACCAATCCAATCGATATTCATTTGCCAAAACAATCGGCAATGTAGTTTTTCCAATTCCATTTTTCCCTGCCAAAATTAAAATTTGTTTCATTGGCCTATCAATTATCCATGTCTCAATAAAATTCATCGCTATTGAAACAACATCCATATTTCCGATAAAATCCGAAAATGTCTGAGGTCTGTATTTTTCAATCCAAGGCAATTCCAAATCCATTAATCATCACCCCAATCAATCTCAAAATCCTTACCTTTAACTTTGGAATCACCTTTAAAATATCGCTTCCAATCTTCAGGTTTTCTGATGGTTTGAATCTTTCCCTCTTTCAATTGAGTGATGTTCAATCCCAAACCTAACTCAATGATTTTTCGTAATGGTTTAAACAATACTTTTTCAAGCATAAAATCATAATCTAATTTGCCGTGTTTACTTGGTTCAATGCCCCAAGGTAATGCTATCCAACCATTTTTAGGTTTTACTTTTACATTCATCACTGTTCTCATTTTATAAATCCTTGGTTTGTCTCCAACTTTAAAATCATATCCTAAATGTTTATTAGAATATTTTGCAGCAATGACATGATAAGGTGGATTTCTCCCACTGTAGTGAGCAGATTTCCATCCAATTGGTGTCCCAAGTTCTACATCATATTTTCCTGAATAAATATCATCAATCTTTTTTCTGAACCATTTTATTAATCCCTCGATATTATGTTGTTGAACTGCGGTATAAAATAATTCAGTTTGCGTTTTGCGAGTGAATGGGGCTGAACTAGATCGCTTTGCTTCCGCACCCACAATTTTTATTCTTTTTTCAAAAGGATGTTTTGTCACATCTCCAGCTTTATAATTGAAGGCCAATAATTCCACATATCTTTTCTTTGCACCCCATTGAAAATATGTTTCAAGGATTTTATCAACTTTGATTTTGAAATAGTGTTTTGTAATATTAAATTGTTTGGCAAAATCATCAAATGTTGCATTAAGCTTTTTCACTAACTCTTCTGATTTCATTAAGATATAATCCACTTTTTTTCCTGGCCAATCAGTTGGCGGTGTGAGCCAATCCTCTGGTGGTTTAAAATGTGTTCCATCAGTATCGTGATATAATGGAATACAACCATTTTCAGCCAATCGTTTATCAATCCATTGAATATGTTCACGGCCAGTTTCAAGAATGTCATCACCAATCATTCCAGCTGTAAGTCTAAAATCTTTGCTTGCCAAACTGCCCCAAAAAGAATGAATAAAATATTTGTCTACTGTTTGATGTCTATCAAGGGCTTTATATTTATCACTTTGAAATTCAACTTTTTTCATTTCTTTTTGAATGCGGTCACGCTCAATTAAAAGTTCTTTTAAAATCAAAGGGATTAATCCTACAGGTTTGAGCCGATAAGCTCTGCCTGATTTGGCTATGAAACATGGGATGGTAGGTTCAAAATCACCGCACTCTCGAATTGGTTGTTCAGTTATTCCTTTTTCAATTAAAAAATTTCCACAACTCATTGGGCTATCAACATTATGACAATATTTGCATTGGTTTTGTATAAGCGTTTCAGGTGACATATTGCCACCAATAATTATCTGAGAATATTCTGCTTTCAAATCAACTTTCACTGCCCACTTTTCAATTCCGCAAAAAGGCTTTGAAGTATCAGCACCTTTTTTTACTTTTTGATATTTCAATGTATGTTTTGTAGGCAAAATTGCTGCTCCATTTAATCTATGAATCAAATATGAATCTATCATTTGCGCTTTGTAAGTTGTATTTTCAACGCAACATCCAGCATATTGTGCCAGAGGCAAATGAAAGCCTTCAATTATATCCAACTTCTCAATAATTTTAAGAGCCAAATCAACATCCTTAAGATTGTAAACTAAAAGTAATGGGTCTTTTCGGTTATACATATCACAAATATTATCTCGTTCTATTTTGCCTTCACCTAATTCATCCCAAGCCACATATTCAAGCGCACCACTAACCAATTCACCATCGTGTAAATGTCGATAACCTGCAAGCGCATCGAATACCGCATAGTTTTTAAATTCTGGGCATTGATAATCAAAATTTTTTGCTCTTTCGGTGAGATAAGCCACATCATAATCTTTGACATACCATCCAGTGATTATGTCAGGAGCGAATTTATTGAAATACATTTTCAAAGCCACAAATAATCTATATTCATCCTTGACAACTTTAATAAAAACCTATTTTCCATTCTTAATAAGTTCAGCGATCTTAGGATGTTTTTTCATAGATTCTTTGAAGCCTTTTGCCCATTCACCTGAGACATAACAATAATAAGCATCTGTATAATTATCATAAATTGTAAAACAATAAACTTCAGCCGTGGGATATTTCGGTGTGGCCAATCCTTCACTATCATCATTTTCAATATCCAATACTGCAATCCTCGGTTTTACAGGTTTGATTTCATCTTTGGGTATAACATTTTCAGGAGTAATATTAAGTTCACCACTTGGCACTGAAATCGTATGCTTAAATTTCAGATCGTATTGAATACGATTTGCATATAAGATGTCAGCTTCATAAGTAAAAGGAAAAAATTTGCGAACATTAGGCACATCAAAAGGGTATCTAGTAAAAACTTTTAATAATTTTTTATTGTTTAAATCTCTGCCCTCTTTGCGAATATTTTTAATTAATCCTCTTGCCTCTGGTGGAAGATGAGCGATAGTTTGCTTTGGAATATAAAAATAAGGTTTTGTATTATGCAATATTCCAACATACCGAGATTTATCACTATGTCTTCGTCCACAAAGATAAACTACCAGTTTGCCATAATTCACATCATAATGAATTTTAAATATTGTTACTATTTCTTTTTTCATTTTCCATAGCCTCATCAATTTCTTCTTTGTTTTGCTGATAGAATTGATACCAATTAATTTGTTTGCCGAAATGCTTTTCAATATATTCTTTAATTTTTTTCACTTCAATTTTTTCATCGCAAAAAGGACAACGATAAATTATTACATTTTCATTTTCTTCATAATAAAATGCTATTCCACAACCATTAGGACATTTTTTATGTGTAAAAGTATATTCAGTGATTTTATTTTCCCATTCGTTTTTCATTGAAACCACTTATCCCAATTGGTGCTTTGTCCTTTTGCTTTGCTCAGTCTGTCTTCAGCCAGTTTGATATATTTCTTTTCAACTTCATAGCCAATCCAATGTCGGCATAATTCTTTGCAAGCCACTGCGGTTGTGCCTGAGCCCATAAAATTATCAACCACAATTTCATTTTCCAAAGTAAAAGTATCAATATAATATTTCATAATATATTTTGGCTTTTGAGTTGGATGGCCAACAAATTCAATTTTTTTAGAAGGTATTGGAACATTGCGCAAGTCTTGACATTTTTTACCTTTAATAATTCTTGTTGTGCCTTTTTCAAACCAAAGGATTGGAGTGTATTTTGGAAATACCCAATGAACACACTGCATATTATTTGAAGCATACCAAATAAGTTGCCATTTGTAATTAAAATATTTTGAACATTCATCCAAAACAATTTGCAACATTGGTATAGAACAAAAAATTAAACAAGCCCTATCAGGTTTTAAAATTCTTTTCATCTCTGGAAGAGCATTGAAAAATGCCTTTAAATCTTTGTTACCAATCATATTCATTTTAGTTGTGGCACCGTAGGGTGGATCGGTAAATATCATGTCCACGCTTTCGTCATCAATTTCGGACATTTTGGCGCATGACTTATGGTATATTTTATCCAGTTTCAACTAATCACCGATACGCTCACCAGGGTAAAAAACATCACTGAGGTGCGATGTATTCTGCCCAATAGGTGAAATGCGTGGTGCTATTTTTTAGCCTTCAAGGATAACCAAATGAAGAAGCCTCGCAATTGTCTTAACTCATTACAACCGCAGGCAATATGAAATTCAACATCCATCATCTTTGCCATAATTTTGCGAACAGTTTTATCTGGCAATTTACTTAAAATCAATAAATCATATATGGCATCGAAAATCTCTTCTGAAGTGTAGCCATTATCATAAACCTCAATAACGGCCTCATCCACAACACTAATAGATGCACTCAGGGCTGATTTAAGCAACTTCGATGCTTCCGAGGTATCTAGTATAGGGATAACCTCGGAAACATCACCTGGTGTGATTTCCGCAGGAATAAGGGATAAATCATTGAGTATATTGATAGCAGTTCTTGCGCTTCCTTTTGAATTTTCTGCGATCTTTAAAATTGCCTCTGATTCAATATCAATTTCTTCAATTTTAATTATCTTTTTAAGAACTTTAACAATATCTGATTTTGGAAGTGGTCTGAATCTGAATGGTAAACATCGATTGCGAATTGGCTCAATAATTTTAGATAAAAAATTACAAGTCAAAATGAATCGGCAAGTCTTAACAAGTTGCTCCATTTCCCCACGCATTGCAGCTTGAGCTTCTGGAGTTAGGGCATCAGCTTCATCTAGAAATATTACATTAAAAACTTTTCCAAGTTTGGAATGAGGTATTACAGATTTTTTTGCAAAGTCTTTTATTTCACCACGAATAAAATCAATACCTCGCTTATCCGAAGCATTAAATTGAATCCAATTGTTTTCCCACTGGTCACCAAAAGTATCTCGCATGAAAGCCATTGCCACTGATGTCTTTCCATTACCTGCTGTTCTTCCGGCAAATAAAAAATGTGGCATACTTTTATTGCCTTTCTTGATAGCTTTTGACCAACGCTTCAATCTTTTGATAACAGAATCTTGCCCAAATATATCATCAAGGCTTTTTGGCCTATATTCTTCAATCCACGGACAGTCTTTCATAATCGCACCTCATCGTTTATCCTAGTAATAATTTTCACTCTTAAAAAGGTTTGGGTTGATTAGCTTCCAGTGATATGACAGCTTTCTCTATTACTCTTTTATTCAAACCAAGAAATCTGATTAAATCTTCATCAGATACTAAAAGAGAATAAAAGCCATCCAAAACATTTTTCAATGAGCCATAAAAATCTAATAAATGTTTGGCTCTTTTTTTTGATATGCCATCAAATCCTGTAAGGATATAAACGCATCTATCTTTTGCTTTTGGCCTCGGTCTGATGAATGAATTTATTCTGCGATCTTTTCCATCATCCAATTTTTCGATAGTTCTGACCACTACATCTGCTATCATTCCTTTGCTTCCAAGAAATTGAATTGGGATGGGTGGTTTTCTGGCATTACAGCTGGCAACAAATCCCACAAAAGCACTCCATATTGCTTTCCTTCGGCCTGCTTTCCGATACCGACTAAATATCATTTTTCGAATATCTGCAACCGATTTGTCCACCACAAAATAAGCATTCGGAAATAATAACTGAAGCTCAGCAATTTCCTGGTCAAGTTTTCCCTTCATCATACTATCCAAAAAGTCATCAGATTTTCGGGTGAATCCAACTCCAACTTTTGTATTCACAATGTCACCCACTTCAAGTTGAATAGGTTGAATCGTTGAATCTTTTTTCCTGAGAGCTTCAATCATCTTTGAATGTTCTCGAATATCAATCATAGTTACCGATGAACTTTCAGGCACAACATCCCAAAGTATTTCAAGGTCATTATCTTCAGATTCTTTTTTCTTTTTTGGCATCATAATCCCTCAACATATTTTGGACAAGCTTTGCCCACGCACAAAGATTTTCCGGTTATTGATGAACGATAAGTTTTAATTGTGCTACATCTATCCATTTTATATGGATTGGTATATATTGAATGAATTTGATATACTCTTCGATATCTAAAATGTTTATCAAGCCATCCACATTTTTCGGAAAGTATATCAAACAATTCTACTATTTTATCAAAGTCAGTTTGTCCTTGATTGTATCCAGCTCTTTTTAATGCGACAACTCCAATTCTCCTGGCTTCATGACAAGGATTGTAAGTGAACAACTCATTCCAAATACATGGTCTCCAAACCAAATTTTTTATTTTTTCTAAAAACATATCACTTTGAATCTTTGCAATTTCGCTAAATTCAATCTTTCCTGTTTTAATATTAATCTCATCTTTTCTTGCCCATTCTGTTGCCCATTTTTTCAAAGATTTATTACCCCTCAATTCATTTATCCAAGTGAATATATCGAATTGTGGATTGGGTTTTTCAGGAATCCAGAAGGTAGGTTCTGTGGCCATATTTTTGATTGCCCTCACACCACTTTTCCTTATCGTTTCGATGCGGATCGGTGTGCAATAAGTATCGCCGATCCGGTATTTTTTTTCTTTCTCTATCATTGTCACATATCGTGTGTATGGTATTCTGCATAATCGATTTGGATTTTTACATTTCCTATCAGCAGTGCTTATTTTGGCTTTTATTTTGATATAAGTATGAATGGCTCTATATACAAGCCACAAGGATTCATTGTAAACAACATTTATAGGGTCAAAATATAAATAAAAATGAAATCCTTTTGCACCAGAAAAAGTAATGAGATAAGGGATTTCCATTTTGTCAAGCCATCTGGATAGCTTTCTTGCATCTCTCAATGCATTTTCTATTTTTCGCTTGCTATCCAAATCAGTAAATAATTTATCAATTTCAACTGATTGTGGTTTCATAAATCTATCCAGCCTTGGAAATGATATATTGGAAGTGAAACAAATTTTTTTGCCAGTATTTTCACGGATAAAATTTAAAAAAGCTTTCTCATGAAACACATTCCATGAATAAGGATTTCCCACAATCCTTGGAAATTTCATAAATCCAAAATTATTTAATACTTTGGAATATTCTGAAGCTTTTAAAATTAGCCTTTCCATTTCACCCACTCATATCAAGGCTTTCAATCTCAGCTCTTTTCCAACTATACAATTCAAGGATAGCTATGGGTGCAAATTTTTTCTTGAGCCTTTGCAATCCTTTGCTGTCCAAATCTGACCCATCATTCACATAGCGATAACCCAAGGATTTTGCATCAGCATGAAATCGCCATCTTGTATAATCCACAAGATATTTGATTGAAGTATCTACTTTGTTAATCAAATATCCCATCGTATGGTCATTCAGATGAACTCCAACATTCAATCCCTTGACCTGTTCATCAATTGTTAATACAGTTGCTCTCAATCCCAATGCCGATACATTTGATAAAAGATTGAGATTGTATTCTACATCATCAAAATCTTCGCTTTGCTGATGATATTTTTCGATTAATTCTTTTGCCTCGATTGTATGTAAATCAGGATTGAATTTGATATATTTGAAAGATTGCTCTATTCTGAATTTGTTTACATTGTGCCTGAGAGTTTTGAATTTATTCCCTTTCAAGATCGTGACAAGGATTGTGTCATTGATATAATTGACATCGAAATGTTTTGAAACATATAAATCCTTATCAATACATCTCTCGAAGTCAGGATAATCACACATAATCTTTGCTTCAAATCCCTCATATTCAATAATACCAAAACATTCATTGACTACATTGCTCACATTTCCTGAACCAAGTGGTGGAACATACAGAAAAAAATCATCATCAGTTCTACCGAATATGCACAAACAATAGTCAATGATTTTCCATAACATCAAATAGGGTTGAGCAAACATCAATGCATGATTAAAATACCACGGTTGTTGATACCAATCTGGCCTCGCTGAATGGTCAAAATAAGCTTCAAAAAATTCTTTATCTTCGAGGCTGATTGGTTTCAATTCATGTTCTTCATTTAAATTCATCTAATGACCTCTTTTTCTTTTTTGTTTCCTTTCTGCGATTCTTTCTTTTTTTTCCACCACCACCGCCACTCTTCATAGATTTTCCACCCACTACACCACCTCAACAAAAGTAATTTTGAACTTTTTTCCTATGCTTTTTGGCATTACATTTCCACCAACAAGAGCAATACAAATATCTTCACCAGCTAATACTGTTGCAGATATGCATTCAACTTTTGTTGTCATTATATACTTTTCTTCACCACTTGCCAATTTTGCTTTTTTCCATTGCATATTTACACCTCTCTAATCTTTGGAGAAAACATCATTTTTAGTTCTCCATTTTTCATCTTTGTCTTAAGACACAATGGTTTTGGTTTTCCCTTAACCAAACCCTTACCTATGAATAATGAAAAATTGTTAGTTGTCAATTTAGCAATTTTCATTAATTCATTGGTTGACACTAAAACAGAATGCTCTTTTTTATCTTTCGAGGATTTCTGAGCAAAAAATTTTGTTAATGCGCTCCCATCAGTTTGAGCCAAATCCAATTTATTATCATAGATTTCATCACCTGTTGGTGTGCGCTGTTGTAGATTAAGATTTTTGCCTTGCTTTATCAATCTTGTATTTGTGATTTCGCTTGACAATACTGATAGGTTTTCTGGATTCAAAATCACTTCACAATCTTCATGAAATCTTTTTGCAAATACTCTTTTGATGGCATCGCAATAATTTTTTTCAGCTAAAACTTTTGCACTGCGTTCAAATGAGCCTTCAATCCAATAAATAGTTGTCTTCTTTTCTCCTTGAGCTATTCGCAAAGGTGGCACTGGGTCTGGAAAATTTCTGGAATTAATTGATGCTTTTCCTTTGATTTCTCGGCAGCTCAATATCAAAAGAATATTTCGCTGAGTATTCATCAAAGTTATCATTCCATCTTTCAAACCTATAATTGCACCACGCTTGCTTCCTGTTGTTATTGCATCGCCATAATCTACTATGGCAAGCAAATCTTCATATCCATCATCTATTTTCATCAACTCACCTCAGCTATTCTGGATTTAATTCATCAATTGTGCATCCATTACAATCACAATATTTATTGTATTCTTCAAAAATATTTTCACCAAGAACTTGTTTCATAACAAACTCAAAAACAAGTTTGTCGTCATCTGAACCATAGCCTTCGGTGAAATCGTTGCCATCTTTTTTTACATTTTCAAAATGCTCGAGACACCTATCATAAATATTATTAAATACTGCTATTTTTTGCGCATTCGATTTTGTATTTTTTTCTTCCATTTTTCTCACCTCTCAATTGCATCTGCTATTGTCTCCAATTCTTGCACATATTCTTTTTCATCATAACCGTATATCAAACCATATTCATCTTGACCTACTGGCTTGACACCGCCAATCCAATCCATTGCCCAACATGAAGGCTTAATATGATTCCAAACAGCCATTACCTCATCAGCAATTGGTTTTGATAATGGCTCAGCAAAATCAAATAAATCCTTGAGTGACATCTTTTTTCTTCGAATTAATAATCTTCCTGCTGTGAGTAAATTAAATTTGTTATATCCATTTATTCCACAAAGATTATCCACACCACAGCAAATATCGTGGCTGTTCATTGGTAGCGATCTAAAATTGAAACTTGAGCATCCTATGCCATTTTCATGTGCAATCATCATTAGCTTTTCGATAAGGATTGAGCCAATAATTTGATATTCTGATGTGGCTTCAAACATCCTTGGATAATCAAATCCCAATCGTAAAAAATTATCACGAATGCCTTCTGTGTTGGCAAAATAATGATAGGTATCTGTTGTTATATGATGTGCTCCAGCTTCAGCAGTTTTCCTGACATACTCTTCCATGTGTTCATCTGTTCCATTAATAAAAGCCATTAAAGGTTCAATCCTTGGCTGTGCTTGGATTCCAACTTCATTGAGAGTTTTAATAACATCCCAGCGAATATCTGGCGCAGGTGCTTTTTGTTCAATGCGATGTGAAATTTCTCGGTCACAATGAATGATAGATACCTGAATAGACATTCGGTCACCAAATTCACATATCTGTTTGAACCAAGGATTTTTAATGACCAAATTTGATTTGGTATTTATCATCATCGGATATTCGTGGTCATTGATTAATTTCATAGCGAATAAACTGCGTTTATATTTTTTTTCACTTGATGGCAAGAAATCCTCGTCACGAATGCCCAATCTGATTGGCACTTTTCTATTGAAGGCTTTTTGAAATTCACCACTTCCTTTATTATGGAAAAGTTTTTCAAGTGTTTCGGTAATATGCTTTTTACTTGCAGGCCTCACAACTCTATAATCATAGCCATCGTAAAATGCTGAATATAGAGATTGTTCAAAAAGTTTTGCAAAGCAATAGATACAGCCATAGCACACACCGCCAGTATAAACATCAAAGTTTAAACAAAGAGGACATTCATATGCTCGACAACTTACCTCAAGAATGCTTTTGAAATCCGGTGGCAATGGATTTTCTTTTTTTATCCATTTGTCTTGTAGCAGATCGTAATCAAGTTGACTTTGTGCCCGTTGATGTCTTTTAATAGTTGTCCAGTCCACTTGTTGTTGCTCAATTGGAATGAAAGGTTCAGCTTTTGGCACGATGTCCTCAAGCTGAATCCTTTTAAGTTGGTCTTTTACTTTTCCAATTGTTTTCTTGTTGAGCAGTATCATTCGGTCACTTCACAAAGTTTGTCCAATTCTTTTTTGATAACCTTGGCTCTTGCGAGAATATTTTGCTGACTAATGCCAGTAAAATATAATTTTGCTTTCCAAGTCATCACATTCTTTGCACCTCGCCCAAATTCGATTGAGCATTGATGACTGCGCTCCAATTCCAATCTTTTCAATTCTCTTTCTGCTTCATCCATTTTTTTCACCTCAAGGATGTTCTCTCATTCCACCAAACTTTGGTTTGCCTGCTTTGTATGTGCCCTTTTTAGTTATCTTCAGTTGTGGCTCATCAATCCACTTGGCACTTACCCAGGCACCATTTTTTTTCTCTGCCTTTGGCTGAACCAAGTATTGCGTGCAATCATACATGTAGACTATCTTGGCTGTCACGCAACCTTTAAATCCAGTTATCGTATCCACGACACGGTCTCCCAATTCTACTATTTTGCTCATATCCATTTTCTCACCTCTTGATTCATCAATATAATCTGGACAATCACATATCGTGCAAGGCTCAGGCTTGCCTTTTACAAAATTCCATTCATGGTCTCTGATATCATGTCCACATATACATACCATTTTCTCACCTTAAGAAATATTGTTCTAAATTTTTTATTTCTCTTCTGCCCCAAATTGGCATATCCTCAGAATCATAATCCAATATTTTTAATTGAGGATTGTCAAACATGCCATAATATGTTGGGTCTTTTTCACTCCATACAACTTTCATTCTGTAATATTGTTCTGTTGTATGAAGCTTGATTGGTGCCTTTTCCATATCACTCCAACTCACTTTGCCTTTATCTTTGATTTTCTTCATTGCATACATAAAGGTAAAATGATTAAAATTTTTTTCGAAAGCTCTATCAATTCCGCAACAACATTCCATATCAGAATCGAATGGAAAATTTATCCAATCAGGACACGATACTTTTAGATCGTATTTTCGAAAAATCTCAAAAACTCTTTGTCCGATTTTTTGCCAATATTCACCCTTGTTATGTTTCATTATTTTTTCATAATTAAATCCAAGGGCTTCAAATCGATTTTTGGCCTGTTTTCTCCTGCGTGTCACATAATTATAGAAATTAATATGGGATACCCCTGAATCTGCTGCAAGAAGCCCAAATGCTTCAAGCTCCTGCATAGAATCGTTCAAAGTAGGGATAATGGGTTCAGCGCATACCCCACACCAAATATCGCTGTTTCTGAGCCTTTTAACTGTTGCCCATCTTTGCTTCGGATTTGGGCAATGTTTTTCTAGGTTTTTTAAAAGCTTTGCTGACCCTGGAATTATCGATATGATGACAGCTGAATTCATTTCGCTAATAGCATCCAACACTTTATTTTTAGTTATTTCGCAATTTTTAGTTTGCAGGATGAAAGGATAATCATATTCATCAAGGATTTCAAGCAATTCAAATAATTGATTATCCATTTTGTTGCGCATAAAGATGTCAGATTTGACACCTACCAATGCGGGCACTCCTGCTCTAATAGATTTGATGATAATGCTATCGCTTTCTTTTTCTGAGTAAGCAGTTTTAAAAGCCTTTTTAACAATGGATAAATCAGATGGCCTCACCAAATCTTCTTTCCAACCTTTGAAATATGCTGGAAATAAAGTGCTATCTAACTCACGCAGGAAGCAATAAATACATCCCCAATCACATCCACCATAAATATCTATGGAAAATGCTAATGGACACGCAAGTGAATCCCCTCTGAAAAAGATTGGATTCTTATATTTTTTTGGTATTGATTTTTTAGGCATCGATGACACCTCATTCAATAGGTGTCACCATTATACCTCTTTTCCAATTGTCTGTCTCAGTGATTATCCAAAAAGGATATGGATCGCCTGTTTTGTTTTTAGTGCAAACTATTCCAATTTTGCCTTTTACACTCCCAAAGACATTCGTGAATTGTTCACCAAAAGCAATTTCCATTGCTTTGCCTTTATATTTAGTTTTTTCAGTATCAAGGATATGTTTGATTTCGTCTGCTTTTGCTTTTGCTCCACCAACAAGGATTTCATTATGACCTTTTTTCAGATTGAACACATAATTGTTCACATCTGTTAAATCTGCTCTCTTTTTCATTATTGTTAATTCGCTTGTTTCGGTCACAAGTTTTCCTACATTTAAATTACCGCTGTATTGTGGTGCCCAATCTTTGAATTTGACTGCAAGTGGTTGAGTTCTACAGGCCTCGATATCTTCAGGATAAATTTTGCTGATGTCTCTTGAGCTTTCATTAGTCAATAACATCCTTGACCCATTCCATCCAATCTTTGTTTCGGTATCTGAACCCCAGGCCATGCTATTGATTTGATGAAGTATTTTGTCACAATCGAAAACCACTTCCAATTTCTTTTCTTTCATTTTCCATTTTATTTCATCACCAAAGTATTCAAACCGCACAAGCGCACTGCCCGTTTGTGATGCATGATTCACGGCAAATTTTTTCTTTTCAAACACCACAATAGGATTATCAAACATTAAGTCATTGTCGGCAATCCTTGCAGATATTGCTGTAAGGATTTCCACAATGTCTCCAGTCTTTCCTACAATCTCCAAAATTTCTTCTTTCATTTTCTCACCTCAAATTTATTTTGGCTCATCTCCAGGCCAATTCAGAAATTGGAATCTGATGATTGAGCCATCTTTGTATCTTTCAGTTCTATCAAGTTCTTTTACTTTTCCATATTGATAAACTCTCGCCATTCCAATTTTTATTCCATTGTCCAAAACGATGTAATACAATTGTGGGTCACCATCCGCATCCAAACCATATTCGAAGTCAATGATTGTTTGGTTGTGTAATTTGTTCGCTATCATTTTGACAAAATCCTTCACCTCTTGGCTACGCTCTTTGAAGGCTTCTTCAAATTTCATCGTTTCCATTCACTCACCTCAGTCCAGGGAAATTTCCCAATTTTCATCTTCTGCTTCATCTCTCTTTTCTTTTTTAATATTTTCGGTAAATTTTCTTGCATCACTCATACTTTTTTCAACCAAAGATTCTGTGGATGTCTTTCGATGAGATAATTTACCATCATCAAGTGATGTTGGTATTGGGCTTTCTGCTCTCTCTGATAACCAATAAGGATTTAATTCAGGTGGGTCACCCAAAGATCGCTTTTTATATTTTCTGGCGATCTCACTCTCCATTATTTCATAAATGCTTCTGACAATCTTTGTGAAATTTGGTCTTTTGATTTTTACATTTCCACTGATACCTCTTACACCTCTGAATGTCGCATAATAATTGCCTGTCTCTCTGTATAATGTTACTATCCAATCTACTTTCCCATCATTGTCCTTTTGGCCTTGTCCGCAAATCCTTTTTGTTTTTTTGCCACCGTGCTCTTCCACTTCACGCTCATACTGATAACAAGTCCATATCAGATGATAATTTCCCATTGTTAAAGCATTGGCAAAATTGAGCCAATAAGGATTTATGATTTTATAGTCATGAAGTTGACTGAGTGCTGGTAATGTTGCTTTTCCTTTTCGTTCAGCTTCCACTTTTGATTCTATAAGCAATTCAACGATGGATTTTTTGTAAATAATTTTGCAATAATCGCTCTGACATTCAGCCCAAGCTGTGCCTATATTTTCTGTGCCCATGACTCCCATGAAGCCAGTTTTCTTTCGATGCTTTTCTAATAAATCCTCGAAATGGTCAAGTGCAGCATAAGCTTCAAGTTGAGGATGTTTGGAAAGGTCAATTTTCCAATAGCGAATACAATCATGATATTTGCGTTGCAAAGTTTCAGATTCAAGTAGTGAGTGAAGTCCATCTTTATCAAAATCGATGATACATAATAAAATTTCATCAATTTCAAGTTTCATCACTTCATGCATATGTCGAATAACATCCAACATATTTCTGGATTTTCCACACTTTGCTGCACCCTCAAACTGAAGTCTCATAATTCCTGTATCTCTGAGTTGACTACCAGTGATAACATGTTGACTTGGTGCGAAAGTAATATCAGCTTTTTTCATTAATTCGGTAATTAATCGTGACCGCTCACCGAAAGGCATCCACTCACCTCAGTTAATCCAATCCACTGAGGTCAATGTCCTCATCCTCATCGCCTTCAGTTTCATCTTCGGTTGGTTCTTCATCCTCTTCCGGTTCTTCATCCCCTTCAGGCTCATTGTCCTCTTCTGGTTCTTCTTCATCCTCTTTTTCATCCTCTTTATATTTTTCAATATCGATCTTGGGTTTTGGAATGCCGAATTTTTCAAGGACAACTTCACCACTCAGGCCAATACCATATTGGTCATCATCTTCAAGGATTCCAAGATGTAATACTTCCGAGCCAACAGCCCATCGGATTTGATTGTGCGCAACCATCACAGATAAACCGCCAGTTTTTTTGATGTCATCAAAATCCATGGAATCATCAATCATATTGTATCGGCCAAATGGATAACCACTTCGCCCTTTTCCTGCCCATGAGCCTGAAACTTGACCCTGAATTATTTTTTTGTCGCTTGGATTTTCTGATAAATTTTCAGATGCTGAAATGATGTCCACTGGGTCACCAAATCTATCCAATACCCATCTGCGAGCATCAAACTTTTCTATGGGAATATCATCAAGTTCAGTTATTATTGGCACTTTATCACCCTTAGTGCCCAATCGGTATGTGCCTTGTTTTGCGCTCCCAGTAAAATTTCCTTGATATGCTTGACCTCTTTTCACTTGTAATGAAATCTTTGTTGCTTCACGATACAAGTCAACTTGCCCATATTCAGGGTCACCGATCTCTTCTTCATCTTCACCTATTGGCAAAAATATGCCGAAAATTTGAGCAAAATCTTGCTTCTTATTTGGAATGGGTTTTCCTTTATCATCTTTCACTGCTATTGGTCGTGGATGACCCACATCCAGAACAATGAATTGATAAGGGTTATCATCCCCTGCATATCTTTCTGCATATCTTGCCACCAAAACTCTTCCTGCCATTTCCAATCGTTCTTGAGGTGCAAGGTCTTGAAGGTATTTTTCTTTCACCACTGCTTGAAACTCTTCTTTAATTTCATCTAATTTTTTACCTACACCTTTTGCCAATGCTTTCAAACTGGCTATCAATTCTGTGCTTGGTTTTGCACCTTTCTTTTTTTCACTCTTTTTCTTATTTTTCTTTTTTCCTTTTGCCATTTTCTCACCTCTTCAAATGTTTTTTTCTTTCCTTTTCTTTTGCGATAGTCACTCGAGATTTTCGTTCATGGGATTTTTCCAACTCTCTTGTATCCCATACATAGGTCAATAAAGTCTTTCCATCCACAGTTGACTTTTTCGTATAAGCAATTGGCTCTGGATATCGATTTGGTGAACCATATTCTGCACGAAAATCATCGGGCACTTTCAGATAACCCAACTTTGGAACAATGAGTTGTTCCTGGGTTTTCTGCGCATCGATAAGCTCTTTGGTTTGTGAACTCAGCTCACTCATTTTCTCTCACCTCTGTTGCTTAATAGAATTTAGTAAAAACTCATCCCCATCGAAGTATTTACCGTATCATCTTAAATATTTAAATACTTTTCCTTTAAATTCAATCAAACCATTTTGGAATATTAATCCATTTCACCCAAGGTTTTGTAGTGTGAAAATAATTTCTCACCATATAACCTTCCTTTTCTGCTTTCGCCATTCTCTTTGATGCAGTGTCTTCTGAAATACCCCAACCTGTATCTCTGCTTGCAAGTTTTTTCTTCATCAATGTTCTGGGAACAAAATCTTGCTTTTCACCTTTCGCTTTATATTTTGGATTGGCTTCAAGGATTGCATCATAGATTACTTTCATAAATTGAACATGTCTCATCCATCGTGTCTTTTGGTGTTTTGGAATTATAAAAGTATCTTCGCAGAAATACACTATGTGTTTCCATAAAGGTAAAATAAAAGCCCTTGCATGAGCGATGTCTTGTTTTTCAACATCCAAAGATAATCTTGTGCAAGCGTGGTGCCAAGCACATTTCCATAAATGCTCAATCCATCGTGCAGCAAAATCTTCGAGTGGTTTGCGTGAATGTTCGGGCATTTGATATAATGGTTTAAATATTTCTTCCACAATATCATCTAATGCACCTCGAGCATCTTTGGTAATTCCTAATGATTTTTTTCCTTCATAAAATCGATTCATAAATTTTAAGGCTTGAATTATATCCCCAACTCTTCCAATTTTTTTGGTTTTCTTACCTATTTTTTTGGTCAATAATTGTATGTGTTCTTTTCGTTCATCAAGCGTAAATTCATTATGCAATACTACACATCTGGGAACAAACCCTGTTCCAAATAATTGTTTCAATAATTGCTCATATGGTGGTGGATAAGAAATTAAAAATACAGAGCACTCAGGATGGTATCGTATTGCATCCCCGAATGTTAATTTTTTTACGATCTGATTATCAATAGTGCCCATTGGATTCAATGCTATCTGAAAAAAATGCACCACTTTTTTTGAATGCTCAGTAAATTTAGATTTATCAAATAACATTGAAGCTTCATTATGAGCAAGAATATTAATATCCCATCCAGGCCATAGCCAACCATATTCAAAATTGGTCACATATTTTTCAGATTTGGATACAGGGTCAACTTGTTTTATTTGTCGAATTGAACCTACAACTGAGCCATCGTTCACGATGGTCATATGTTGAAATGGATAATGGTCTTTATTCTTGCGTGCTACACCATTCATAATCTGAGCTGTAAAATTATATCCTCGTCCACCGCCACTGCCTGAAGGCTTCCAATAAATTGAACTTATGCGCAAGTCTACTTCATTCTCATCAACCATTATTCTCATTTTTTTGATGTTATCTATTTGCCCAAGGATTGTATGAAGTGTTAAATCTGCATAACCTGGATGTCCAATTGTCCTTGCATTAAATTGGCTTCTGTAAATTTCCCAAAAGTTATGTCCAAAGTATCGTTCTTGAATATCTTTATTTGGTGGGTATTTCCATTTGGGTATTACTTCTTGCCATTTCTGACTTGCTTTCTTTTTCATTTTTCTTTTTCACCTCTTCTGGTTTTGGTGGAATATATGGAACATTCCAATGGTCATATTTTTTACCTATGCTTGCTAAATTTTTTATTTCCATGGCACAAATTCGATTATGAATGCCCTCAGCAAATTGACATACAAAACAATGATTCATCTTTGCGGTTTTCCATAGCACTTTATAGACTGGACATTTTACCATCACGCTTCGCAAATTTAGATCGTATAATTGCCTTAATGTGGCAGTCCAAATAAAAGGCCTGAAGCATTTAATCAAATCTCTGCATATTTCGCAATATGCGGATTCAGGCTTTAATTCAACCTTTTCCCTTATACTTTTACCCTTGTTAAGCCCCAAAGTTGTCACCTCGTTGTTCTATTTGTTTTTTTATTGTTGATTAAATGCAATTATCTTCGATTTTAGGTGGTAATGGCCATCCAAGCGTTATTCCAAACCAATGCTTCACATCTCCAGGAGACATACGGCTTGATTCTTTTTCTCCATCAATTCTCTCTCCGCAATAATGTCCATTAGCTGTTCCTGTAAAATTTGCTTCCAAATGAATGCCTCTGCTCGGATAATTTAAAAACCAAATGCTTCGTTTTTTATCTTTGACGAATCCATGCGCTTCCAATAATCCAACAAACTCTGGATTTGGTTCTGGATGATATTTTCCAACTTCCATTTTCTCACTCTCTTTTTTTCCCATCTCTTTCACCTCTTGAGGCAAGGATGATGCAACGAATAGGCAATGACTGGCTTACTTGATGGTGCATCATCCTTGCCGAAAGCCAGTGGATGGAATCGAACCAACATCTCATTCTTTGTGGGCTAAATTGGGACACCGTCAGGGATGACAATGTTCCAAATCGGTTTTTACGCTCCCCACCTTAAGGGATGCATGAAAGAAGAGCATCCATTCTCATCTCTCTTAAGGGCTTTCCTATTTTAAAACCGATTACCACGAATGCGCAACTTTCCAATTTTTGCTTCACTGGCATATCGCACCTCAAATCGTAATAGATTAAGGATATTATAAGTTTTTCTCTCGATTATACAACATTATTATTAGATCGTAATATTTAAGCTGATAGATAATCACTGAATCTTTCTTGTTCAAATCCAACCATTATATCTTGAATCCAACCATTTCTTGTTATGTTATCTCTCAAACCCACAATCTCATAATATTTATCAGTCTCTTTATTCAATCTCCATTTAATATCATCGAGATAAACAACAGAACCAACTGATATTAAAGGGTCACCTCTGCCTTTGAAAGACAATGTTTTAATCGCTTCCTTATGTGCATCCAATTTATTTCTTGAAGCAATTTCAATATCATTTGATGTAAGTCCATCATCACTTACCTTTTCTTCAATTCTACCATTTAATGCTATGCTTTCTGAATCACTTAAAACCAAGGTGGCATTTTTACCTACCAATTTCAATACACTAAAAACTCTTTGCCAATCCTCACCAAAGGAATATCCTGAGATTTGGTCAACTTTATTAACAGGCAAACTGAAATCACTTCTGTCACCTACCACGAAGGCTTTAAGGCAATTCGCAGATTCCAAATCAAGTTGAGGAAATACAATTAATTTTCCATTGGCATCAACTCTCCATCTATATCCACCATATTCAGCCAAGCGATTAAATAAATCAAGAGTATAATCATCATCATTAAATTCATAATCCAACAAAGCATCTTTTCCACTCAACTGTCCAATGAATGGAAGAGGTGTTGATAATTGTGAATTAATAAAGTCCATAATTTCCAAAGATTTTGCATTATTAATTTGATTGTATGCGGTAAAAGTATCATCCACAGTTTTCTCTTTCATCATTATCAAACCTTTATCTCTTCCGTGAATGTCAATTACATTGCCTTGATATTTAGAAAGTGTTTCAGTAATTCTATCGATCTCTCCAATAAAATAACGCTTTGGTGTTCCACCCCAACTCAATTTTACTTCAATATCTTGCCATTGAGCAAATCTTTTCGTCCACCTTCCATCCACATTTCCAATTCTCAATGTAATATCCCTGAGTTGACTTAATCTTGCATCAATTTTTATGTTATTCCAAGTTTTGATTCTCGTATTATCCAAATACAATTCCACAGTGGCTTTATGCCTTTCATCCAATGGTAGTGTCATAGCTAAATACCCCCACAAATTGCTTAATGCATTTACAACTCCAAATAATGACATTGATAATTCCAAACTCCCAGATAGATTTGATAAAGCATCAATGCTTCCAATAAGCAAAACAAATGCTCCAGTAACAGTAAGGACACCTGCCAAGGTTGAAGTGGCACCAAGGCTTCCTATAAATTTCATAGTCAAACTCAAAAGAACATTAGTGATACCACTTAGTCCATCAAGATCGCCACTCAACTTCATGGCCATTTCTAATGATGAAGTTAATAAATTACTTTGCCCATCAATCGTGCCGAATAATTTTACAACATCTAATTTCAAAATTCCTGTCAAAGATGATAAGCCATCAATATCTCCAATTAATTCCCTTGTCAAATATAAAATTGCATCCGCAACAACATTCGATGTAGCAGCAATTGAAACAACTCCAATGTTAAATCTCATCGTCAATTTCATTAATGTAGCTGGGATATTTGATTGAGCATCAATAGTTCCACTCAATGATTTTACAAATTTTAATATTCCGGTTAAAGTGCTTGAACCTGCAATTGGAGTTGATTCATATAATTCCATAATCATTTTCATTAAAATATTATCCATAGAGGATTGCCCATCAATCGTTCCAGCAATTGAAAAGCTTTTACTCAATAATGCCGTTAAATTTGCTTGTCCATCGATATCACCAACAATCTCCATTGTTGTGGTTAATAAAATATCGAGGAGTGACGATTGCGCATCAATAGTTCCAATTAATTCTGTAGGTGCAAATTTTAAAATGCCGATCAAGGATGCCTGACCATCTGAATCTCCAAATAGTTTCATTGGATTTATATCCATTAATACGGTAGGCAAATCTGATAAAGCATCAAGTGAGCCTGCAAGAAATTTAATTCTTTTGAGCACACCTGTTAGATCGGATTGACCTGCCAATGAGCCTACAATTTTCATTGTGGTAGATAATAAATCATCAAGGATAGTTACTTGACCATCTAATGTTCCAGTTAAATCCATGGCCATTTCTAATGCACCACTAACAGTAGATGTGCCAGCAATTGAACCAACTAACAGAATAAACTCATCATACCAGACAATAATTTGAGGAAAATAATCAGGATAATCGTCAGAACGAAATACCATAATACCAGAATCTTCACCTGTCGCTGTAATACCCACAGTAAACCAAGCGAGACCAAGTTGATTATATAAATCAGTTTCTGCTTGCGATGAAAGTGTTACCTGTTGCCAACCAGTGCTTTGAAATGCTGTTGATGCTGAAAGATATGTATTGCCATCACAATCGCTCCAAAATCCTGTCGGATTACTATCGACATAATATTTTTCTGCTGCACCTCTTCCATAGGGCAAACCGCCACCCACCATTTCATCCATATCAATTTCATCACCCGAATCTGTGGTATTTACACAAAGTTTAATATCCACTCGTGTTATTTGTTTAATGGCATCTGGGTCAAGTATGGCAGTAGTAAAATCAATTCCTGCTCTAAATGTTGTGCCTGCTGGAACAGGAAATCCTTGGAAACCAACAGATATAGTTGTCGCTGTCGCACTTGCCCAACTGAGAACTGTTGTATTGTTATTGCGTGATATACCTATATCCCAGCTCGAACCGATTGTTTGAGGGCTGGCATCGATTCTTATAGGATAAGTTCTGCCTGCATCATCAAGCCAATCCCATGGAGTTAAAAGTGTTAAATAAACTCGTTGGCCTACTTTTTTCACTTCATATTCGCAAAGAGTTATTTCTCCATTATCATCCTCGGCAAAAGGCTCAGGCAATACAAATTTTGGATTTTCATTTGAATCTTTAAATACGATCTTTTTTCGTGTTAAAAATGGTATTCCACTTGGTGTTATTTTTACATCATCCACATACATATCAGTTGTGGGATGAACAATAATATCACTGAATCCAAGCTTTATTACACCCACCAAATATCCTGCGGGGTCACGAGGTTTTTCTTTTAAAATAATAAATTCTTTTAATCCGAATGTAAGCAAAATATATTCCAAATCTACTTCAAGTTCATTCGGCACACTGAAAGCATCATAATAAATTATCCGATTTGGATTTGTTAATTTTGAGCCTGTCACCTCTTCTGGACTGCCTAAATAATCATCATTACCTTCTTCATCCCAATAAGATGCTTCCAATATATCGAGAGTGAATTCATGGTCTTCACCTTTATGGCCTATAATATCATCGACTGTAAATTTAATCGGTGCTTGAGTTAATGTAGGGAAAAATGCTTGAAATTCTGCCTCGGTCATCTCCCAATCGTAATCTGGATTGCCCGAGGATTGTGGTTCAGTATCGGTGGGCTTCCATTCTTTTGCTACATCATCATAAAAGTTAATTGGAACAGCAGCAATTTCTGCTCTACATTGTCTGGGAATTTCGCTGTTGCGATAGACATTTGCTTTCCTGCCTCTTTTGTCCAAATTCCAAACCATTCATTTTCACCCTCATGGCTCTTGTATTTGCTCCTCAGTTACCACAATAAAGGTCACAGTGAATGGCAATCGATAATAATCTCTTTCATCCAATTCAGCTTGATAATCTACGAGATGTCCAGTCAATTCTCCATATTGTGGAAAAGTATAGCGCACCAATGTTCCCAATTCTGCTGCCTCTTTCCACGCATCTCTTTCAGTTTTCATACTTGTTTCCCTTTGTGCTGGAGTTTTGCTTTCATCAGGATCGTGATGCTCACCTTCAAGCAATAACCTTAAATTTTCACTACCCATTGCTTGGATTCCATCGTAATCCAATTCAGGATATGGCAATGTTGAAATTGTGCCTTTGGGAATTTCTTTGATATTATGAAATGGGCACATTAAAGTTAATTGAGTTCCAACGCTTCCTGAATCATAAACAACCAAATCTTGTTGGTCAGTATTACTATAATTGCCTGCTTCATCTTTGACACGAAGCTTAACGGTTTTTGTTCCTGTGGTTGTATATGTATGAGTTTTATAAGAATTGGATGTGGCTTCCCAACCACCACCTTCACCAAAATCAAATTCATATCCATTGGTATCGTCAATTCCACCTTCCTGGTCATAGGATAAATGGCCATAAGCAGTCATTTCAACATTCTTAATTGTTGTGCTTTGCACAATTAAATAAGCCACAGGATTCACATTATTGACAGTTAAGGTTTGATTTGGGACATTCCAACTTTCTCGCCCATCTGTAATATCACCGTTTGCATAATAATCATAAGTATTCGAGGATTGGTCAGGCAAAGCATTATAAATATGCGAATATTTGGATGGTTGTATTAATCCTGTATTATCACCATCTCCAAAAGCCAAAGTAATTCCATTGCCAGCATTTACATCAGGTTGCCACATACCATAAATTGTTAATCTCTTAACCCAAATATCCCAGTTTTCATCCATATAACCAACACCCTCTTTCCAACCTACCAAACGAAAATAACCATTAGTGAATGCTCCAGCACTATCTGTGGCTGTTACTACTCTTGTGAAAGTGTTTTCATAATAAACACTTACTTTATCCTCAACAATCTTTATAATCCAATCCCTATAATCTTCAGGATTTGTTTTCTGTGTGCTATTATAAGTATTTTCAACTCCACTTCTTTTAATGCAAAGTGTAACATACCAACTATTGCTATCAGCACTGGTTCTAAATTCTATCGCCCAATAATTATTCGAATCAGTATAACGCAAATACATCATAAAATATCGTGCACTATTCCATTTTTCCATTTTCATATTTATTTTAATCAACATATCATTTGTTCTGCGATGCCAACTTGGATGAGCTTCGCATTTATCAGCCCAAGTTGGTGGCATTTCTATTCCTGCTTCATCAGCTCCAGTCTTATAAAATTTCCAAGCTTCGCCATCTTGCAATGGCCAAATCACAGTTCCAGTTGGCTTTTCCCACCAATTTTTATCCACTCCATTTGCTGCGAGAAAATCCGCCAATGGTGAAGTGCTATCAGCTTTTGAACTTTGTCGCATATCAAATTCCACTACAGTTCCAGAATTAAAAGTTGTTGGAGATATTGGGCGCATAGCCACACATGGTGAACATAATGTATCACCTTCAGGGATTTGTTGAATATATTCTTCATCTGCATTATATCTATATAAACCACCTTCGTCATAAGCAATGGCAAGAAATCTATAAGTGGTAAATTCTACTGCACCTGCGCCTGCTTTATCAAGTTTGTGTGATTTTACATCTGGCCTATAAATTGTTGCATCAAGAGTGCTACTTATTGTTGGATTTGTTCCACTCTCTTCTTCATATCTCACTTCCACTTTATCGAAATCATCATCAGGTGTTGAAAATACTGCCCAATCAAAATCAAATTGTAATTTATATTTAGAATCTTCATAAATACCAAGGATGTTACTTACTTTAATCGGCTGGATCGGTTTTTTAGTTGTTCCACTCACAGGGTCAGAATAACCACTATAATTATTATTTGCATCTTTTGCTCTCACTCTATACCAAAGAGTTCTGCCTTCAGGATAAGTATCTTGATTTACATCATAATCATGGATATCAGTTTGGCTCACCACACCAGTATCATCATGATATTCAGTGCCTGCGCTCTTTGTTGCGATATTAGAATAACTACCATATTTGCTCGTGGCTCTTTCTAATTCAACTGTGCTTAGATCGGAATCGGAAGGTTCGTTCCATTCGATTCTTAAATCTCTTGAATCCACACTTATAACGGCTAAATTTGTGGGTGCAGGTGGTGCTGGGTCTGTATAGCCAATTCTTAAAATTGGTTCATAACCACTTCCACTTTCTTTTGCGTATATATAAAAATCATTGTTTGTGTTGTTCGAATCAAATTTTAAGAGCAAAACTATATCATCTTCCCAATCCAATGAATCGACAGCAAGAAGAGCACCTATATTAATATCGTAATATCCCCCAATAGTTGGTTTCCAAAG